TAGAAGGAAAAGTGCGAAATGCTGTAGATACCGGATTAACTGTTAACGAGGCAGATAGACGCTATAAAGCAGCAAAGAATAACGCTCAAAGACACGATGCCACAATTCAAGTTAAAGGCGGGGCTATAAGAAGAGCCCGTAACGGTGAGTCTATGGACTTAATTATTGGCGTTAACCCAGATAGGAATAAATAATGGAGCCTAAAGATAAACAGCTAGACCCTAAGCGTAATTCGTTACCAAGCAAGTGTGATACTTGCGGTGGCGGCTTCCACAACGGTTTTTATGGACACCCTACGACTTGCGACGACTGCATTGTAGAAGCTGAAGAAAAGGATAAGAAATAATGCCCTTTAAAGGAAGACAATTTAAAGGCTTAACGCCTGAGCAGAAAAAATCTGCTCGTACTGCTCAAGGTGGAGAATACCGTGTAACTCAAGGGCATTTAGCTTCTGAATCTTTAAGTCCATCTACTACAAGCGGTAGAAAGAAAGTTGTTGACACTGCGATGTCAACCAATAAGAGAGAACTTGAGAACTTTCGCAATTCTGGTAAAAGTGTTAAAGACCTTGACCGAATGTATAAAACAACTGGTAAAACAGTAGAAGCTAGTGGTGGGGCCATTGCTCGTATTAGAGCCGGCGAACCTGCTAGGTATGATAAGGGTAGATAATGGCTGAAAAGAAAAAAGCAACCGCAAGTAAGGCTAAGACAAAGGCTGGTACTACTAAAGACGGTAAAAAAGTTTATGGCCCGTTTAAAGGCTCTGCTAAGAACGGTGGACGTCCTATGATGTCTGTCGTGAACAAAGATGGTTCTCGTACATCTATTGACGCTGCTAAGTACAAGTACGAGAAGAAAACAGGCAAGAAGTTGCCTAAAGGTACCGACGTTGATCACAAGGACAACAACCATTCTAATGACAGCATGTCTAACCTTCGCCCTATGAAGCACGGTAAGAACACTGCTAAAGAGAACAAGCGTCGTGCAGGTAAGAAAGAGAATGAAAAGTAATGGCAAGTAAAAAACCTAAAACCTCTAAAACCCCTAAGACTTCTACGCCTTCTAGGGAGGCCGGTCTAAAGATAATGTCGTCAAGCTGTGGCTGCACTTACCTAGGCGATGGTAGGCATATTGGTGGAGACTTTATTCCGCCAGGTACAGATAGCAAACAGCAAACATCTCACTGCGGTAAAATGGGCGGCAGCTCGGGTCCTTGCGACTTCTTGTAAAATAATTCGGTTTAGATAAGAAATCTGAAACAACTCACGCCATACTTATTACTATGGCGTTCCGATCAAGCGTCTTTAAATCTATCTCTAGAGAAAGTACAAATCAATGGCAAACAACCTAGGTGACCTTCAGGACAGCGGTACGCTAGTCCAAAACACCAATGCAATTGTGAACGGTGCCACTACAAACAGCACTAGCGTCATCATTGCCACAGCTAACCCTTACATATTCGTTGGTCAGACCGTAACTGGTTCTGGTATCCAAAACGCTAACGGTATCACAGGAGCTACTAAAGTCACAGCAATTAGCGCTGATGGACTAACCCTAACCCTTAGCAACCCTGCAACTCTTGTAGACAAGGTGACTCTTGTCTTCCTATCTGTTTACGCACCTACTGCTACTACTACTGTAAACGGTGCTATCTCAAGCGCAACTAACTCAGTTACTATTGTTGCTAACACCCTAATTGCTGTTGGTCAGCTTGTTTCTGGTGTCGGTATCAACGCAGCTACTGCTACAACAGCTAACACTGTAAATAACAACGCTACCTCCACTACCTTGGTTCTTAACGCTGCTACTTCTGCGGCAGTTGCAGACAAGGCTGTTCTAGTGTTCTGGAACTTGGCTAACGCTAACATCGGTACTGACTTTGTATGGGGTAACTATGCAATTCAGCCAAACGATGACCGTGCAACCACTCCTGCTGGTAACTTTGTTGCTTCTGGTGTTACAACTGCAAAAATTACAGATGCATCTAGCACTGGTAAGATTACTACTTTTACAACTGACGTAGCCCACGGTATTTCGGCAGGTCAGTACGTAAACACCGGTATCTATGCTATTGGTGGTACAGTTGCTGTTCCAACAGCGGGTACAACAGTATCAGCTACTACAGGTACTTCTACTTCAGTAACTCTTGCTGCTGCTACTCCAACCGCTGACACTACTCAGGGAACTGTAACTCTAGCCACTTCTGCTGCCCACAATATCAGCGTTGGTGAACTAGTAACTATCTCAGGTGGTTTGACTACAGCCGCTGTTTACAACGGTACTTTCACAGCTTTGACTGGTACAACTGGTAGCACACTAGTAGTTGCTAACGCTACTGCTGCTGTTGCTTCACCTGCTGCAACAACTACAGCTTGTACTCTTGCTGTTAACCACTTCGATGTTAAAGAAGCTCTTGTATTATCCGCTACAACAACTAGCCCTTATACATTTACAATTGCTCAAGCGCTTTCAAACATCAACGCAGTTGCTCCTACAGGTAAGACCGCTTCTCTTGAAGTTGTTTATGACTCAAGCTGGTCAGCTACTACTAAGGCACAGAGCTCACGTCTAGCTGTTTCTAAGCTTACTGACAGCGCAAGCAAAGACAGATTCGTAATTAGCAACACTGTAAACGGAAACTCTCTAGAGACTCCAATTGACGGTGCTCTTCTTGTAGATTCAGGTTTCTACGGTTTCCCTAACTTCAACACTGGTAAGTACTCGGCTTCAGCCGCTACTGTTGGTGGAAGCACAGGTAACTCATATATCGTAGTAACTTGCCCAAACAACTTTGCTGAGACCCTAACTCTAGGTACAAGCACAGTAAACGTAACTGGTTTCAACAACACTGCTCTAACTACAGCCCTAACTGGTGCAACCGTTGTTTCAGCTACTTCTGACTACTTTGTAGTTGCAGGTACTAACGCGCTTCTAGGTACAACCGTAACAGGAACCGCTCTAGTACAGGTTGTTGGCTGGGGTATTGCAAACTACAACGTAACTGCCGTTACTGTTGATGGTACTACTAACACCACTTACATCTACACTGCACAGAACAACTTGCAAAAGGGTGACAAGGTTACAATTACTGGTTTGGTTAGCAACGCTACATTGAACCCTAACATCAGCAACGTAACTGTGGCTTCTGCAACTGCTACTAGCTTTACAGTAACTGGTCAGACTGCTTCAACTGTTAGCTACGGATTTACTGGTCAGGTTGGTAAAGCAGAATACACAAACGCTTTGGCTAACGTGGATGGTGCTTTCGCTACAGGTACTTTTGGTTACCTAGTTCCTAGCGTAATTGGTAAGTATGACGCTTTGGCAAACGACGCCCTAAAGGACCGTGGTTTTGTACAAAGCGCTGGTTCAACCACATCATCAAGCTCTAACGCAGTTGGTGTAAGCTCTGTAGCCCGTACTGCTGGTAGCACCTTGGCTGTTCTTACAAACAGCACCAGCACGGACTTCACCAACATCGTTGTAGGTGACGTTTTGACAGTATCTAGCTCATCACTTGCAGGTCTTGTAAACGCACTTGATTACCAGGTCGTAGCCAAGATTGACGCTAAGAACGTTGTAGTTAACTCAGGCTCTAGCGTAGTACTTTCATCAGGTACCCTAACCCTAACCCCACGTGTTGGTACAGTCCACGCTCAGCAGTATGCTGCTGGTACTGCGCGTACAACTACTGCAATTACTACTGGCCTCTGGGCTTAATAGTTAAATAGAAAAGCCCCAGTCGTTTGGCTGGGGTTTTTTTATTTAAACTGCTAAACTTAAAAAAAAGGAATAGGATTTAATTATGGCTGATAATATTGAAAAATCTGCTGCCGAAGCTATGGCAGGCTCACAAAGTAAAGGCACCAGTTACTTAAAAGATTTGCTTAAATTTAGTACTTTGTCTGGTAATAACCGGAATAACTCTGGATCAAACTCAGGTAGTTCATCTTCTAGCTCTAGCTCTACAGTAGGTGGGCAAGGCACAACCGGTAATGGCTGGACTGCTGAAGACTATAAGAACCACAATGAGTATAAAGAGAACGAAAATCGAAGACTCAATGAGACTGCGGATAATGATGTTACAAGACATGTTACAAAAAGCTCTCATGATATTACCCTAGATAACGCATCCAAAGACGCTGAATTTACACGTCAAAATACTTCTAAAGACCTAAAGCACCTTCGCAAAGAGTCCCAAAGAAACAATGATGTTACTCGTAATAACACGATACTTGAAAACGCAAAAAACAACGGCCAAGTATCTAGCATAGATGTGGACCACAAAAGTGGACGCCAACAGATTAGATTTAACGACTCTCCGGTTAGAGAAACTAACCCTGGAAATGGCGCAGGTAACCAAGGCGGAAGCACACAGCAAGGTCAACCTGGCGGTAAAAGAGCTCCTGCTGGTAAACGTAAGCCTAGAGAAAAAAGTCCTTTTGAAACTCGTTATCGTGATGAAGACGCTAAAGGAAGCCAAGATTACTTGGGCACTACCTTGACCGCAAAAGACTGGGCCGTAATTGACAAAAAAGAACGTAGAGATGTTGCTAATAGTTACGTTACTAAAGGCGATAAGCTAACTCCAGCGCAAAAACGTCAAAATACTGCTGCTAGGTCATACGCAACTCCTTTTAAGCCAGGCACTACTGCCGGACAAGCTAAGACTGCTGCAACTAAACCTCGTGGAAAAAAGGCTTAAAGTAGATATACGTCGTAAAGGGCCTTTAGCGGCTCGTACAGGCGCTATAACCTCTACTGACGTATACGAACGTGATGCACGCCCTGTAGGGCGCTCTAGAGAGTTTACAGACGCGCTTATGCGTGCTGGAGACTCTGCGATTGCCGGTATTCCTACTCACATGAAAGAGTGGGGAAGATGGCGAACGTAAAACGTAAAACAGAGTTTAAAAAAGAAGCACAGTTTAAGCCTGTGCAAATAAATGATACGCGCTTTGGTATTCGTAAAATATATCTGAATCAATCGGAAAAGCCACAAACTTTTTCATACGCTAATCCCGGCCGTAGCTGGTGGGGAACCAGATAATAGGAACTTATGTCTACCGACCAATTAATTGCCCTTATTGCTACCCTCTGTACTATTCTTAGCTTAGGTGGCTTCGTTGTTGCCCGTTTAGTTAAGGGTTATACGTCTGAGATAGTGAGCACTCTTGTAAAAGACTATTTGTCAGAACTTAAGCCAAATCACGGTTCATCTCTTAGGGATGACATTATTTGCATAAAAACTGACTTGACTAGCCTCAAAGTAGATGTTGCTACTTTAGAGGGTAAGTTTGACCAACACATCGCAGAGAACCTGTCTTAACTCTGGTATCATAGTTTAATGCGAATCATTAAACATCAAGCTTATCAAGGGCATCCAGTCCCTAAACATGTCTATTATGTAAACCCTGATGAAACTCCGTTTGACTATGGGGTACTTGATGAACCTGAAAGGGTATATGAAGACGATGAGCTTGTAGATGATTCTGAAGAAGAGGTCGAAGAATAATGGCTAATAAAAGTAATAATCCTTGGAGTAATAGAAGAAGAGCCGAAGCGCAAACAGCTGGCAATGACCAAACTAAAAACACTAAATATTGGTTAGATGTGCTTACGGATGAAGAAAACCCTGATGTTGATGGCCCAAATGATGACAAGTTTGAAGTAGATACTCAAACTAGTTTTCCGTCTCTTACTGCCACCTCATCTACTAACCCAGAAAAACCAAGAACTGTAAAAGCCGGATATGACTTTAATGAAGAAAAGTTAATAGTCGTATTTAGAGATGGAACTTGGTGGGAGTATCGCGGAGTATCTGAGTTCATATGGTATGATTTTTTATCGTCTGAATCTAAAGGTAGATTTCTTAGGCAATCAGGCCTTGACCAGTGGGCAGATATGGGCCCAGTTGATATCAATGCTATGCCTAAACACCGCAGAGTCCAGATGACAGAGATGAAAAATTTCTTAGATTATACGTACGATAAAAAGGATAAATAAATTGCAATCATTCGGTTCACTATATGTTGATACTATTAAATTAAAGCACCCAGTTTTTCCCCTGTTTGAATGGGGCTGGAGTCAAGAAACTGAATACCCATTTAGAGCAAGTAAAACTTGCCTAGTGGTTTGGGTACCGTTTGCTCCGCGAGGTTATGCTTTTGGTATTTGGGGTAGTTCTGTTGATGAAGACGAAGCACTAGGCAAGGTGCTACGTAAACTTGATACTCCTAGCGAGGAAATCAAGAAATGGTAAGTTTTAAGAAAAAACGTTGGAATAAACCATTTCCAGAAAAGATTTCTAAACGCGTATCTAGGATTCCTAGCGCAGACCTTATAACTTGGGCAGATCAAACTTTATATGAATTAGGCCGTTTAATTAGCATTTATCAAAGAGTTCGCACACCAGAAGCTTTAAAAGAGCTGGTGATTAGCGCAGAAGCGTTCCATGCGGTCGTAGAGGAATTGAATAAAAGAACAAATACTACTTTATAAAGTTTAATGCTTATTTGTGATAGTATTGTTAAGCCAACCTTCCTTCTCTCCCGTATGGCACTTAGTAACCCTGAGTCATAACGGCTCAGGGTTACTTTACTTTAAGGCGATATATGAATAACGACGACGAATTTTACGAAGATGAAGAACTTGAAGAACATGAAGATTCGGGCGATTCTGAGTTTGAAGAATATGATGATGGCTTAGATGAGCTATCGCGTGAGTTTGTAGACCAGTTAATCGATAAGATTATGATCTTTATGACTGCTCTTGTAGGTCATCCACTTCGCCCTTATCAGCAACCATTAGCTCGCCGTATTATCGAATCAGTAGTAATTAATGAGGGTGAGGAAATCACTGCCCTTGCTTCTCGTCAGTCAGGTAAGTCTGAGACTGTTGCCGATACTGTAGCCGCGTTAATGGTTATTCTTCCACGCCTTGCCAAAATGTACCCTGATTTGTTGGGCAGGTTTAAAGATGGCCTATGGGTAGGTTTGTTTGCCCCTGTTGAAGGTCAGGCTGAAACCTTGTTCTCCCGCGTTATCTCACGCCTTACTAGTGAACACGCCCTTGCTGTTTTGGAAGACCCTGAGATTGATGATGAGGCTAAAAAGGTTGCTGGTGTAACTAAACAAGTTAAGCTCCTTAACTCAGGCTCATCAGTCATGATGATGACAGCTAACCCTAGGGCCAAGATTGAGTCTAAAACTTTCCATCTTATTGTTATTGATGAGTGTCAGGAAGCAGATGACTTTATTGTGGCTAAGTCAATTGGTCCTATGCTTGCGTCTACTAACGGTACTATGGTTAAAACCGGTACCCCTACCACGCACAAAAATAATTTCTATAGGGCTATCCAATTGAACAAACGCCGTTCTACTGGCCGTGGTGGAAAGCAAAATCACTTCCAATGGGACTGGCGTGACGTAGCTAAAGTTAGTGATGAGTACGGTAAGTTCGTTCGTAAAGAGATGCTTCGTATTGGCGAAGATTCTGACGAGTTCCAGATGGCTTATAACTGTAAGTGGCTTCTAGAACGCGGTATGTTTGTATCATCTACCGTTATGGACCAACTGGGAGATACTTCTCAAAAAACTGTAAAAGCGTGGCACCGTACCCCAGTTATCGTAGGTATTGACCCAGCCCGTAAGATGGACTCCACAGTAGTTACTGTTATCTGGGTAGATTGGGATAGGCCTGATGAGTTTGGGTATTATGACCACCGTATCCTTAATTGGCTTGAGATACAAAATGACGACTGGGAGGACCAGTATTTTCAAATTGTAAGTTTTCTTGAGAACTACAACATTCTGTATGTAGGTGTGGATGCCAACGGTGTTGGAGATGCGGTAGCCCAGCGCCTTCGTTTGCTATTGCCTAGAGCAGAAGTTATATCTGTTGGTAGTAGCCAGCCAGAGCAATCTAAACGTTGGAAGCACCTTAAGACCCTTATTGAACGCCGTCTTATTGGTTGGCCAGCTCACGCTGAAACTCGTAGGTCACGTTCTTGGAAGCGTTTTTACCAACAGATGACTGACCTTGAAGTTAAGTTCCAAGGCCCTAACTTCCTTGCTCATGCTCCAGAAGAAGCCCATGCCCATGATGACTATGCCGACAGTTTGGCTATTGCTATCAGCCTAACACTCGATTTAACTATGCCTTCTGTAGAAGTAACTTCTTCACCATTTTTCAGATAAATTACGTTTATCCTGCAAAAAGTCGGTTTTAGTATAAAACTTGTATAGAGGCCTCAACCTTTATTAGGAGATATTAATGTCAATTGCACCAGACCCAAAATTCCCAGAACGCGCTCCAGTCACTTACGACCGTAAGATGTCTCCAGCAGTTCCTGGTCAGCGTGGACCTCTTCGTTTTGAAGAAGGTATCGGAACTGACACAGACGTACCAGACGAGTTTATGCTCGGAGCTCAGCAGGGGTACACTCCAGCTGCTGGTCGTCCAAACCGCAACGCCGCTGTACACACCAAGACTGCTGAAGAAACCATGAGCGAACGTGCTCACGTTGGTTCAGCTGCATGGGTGGAAGCACCAGATTACCTAAGTGAATTCTCGGGCTCTGCCTTTGAAGACCACGGCTCAAACGTTATTGAAACTGTTACTCGTAGCGGTTCACGTCAACAGCATCCAAACCCTGCTCAGGTTCAGGACTAGGTAAAAAACTCTTAGGCTACCTCGCATACCACTGATGATGGGATGCGAGGTGGTTTAAGTACTTTTAAGGCGGTGAATTATGGCTCTCATTAAGGGTCAAGAAGTAAAAGAGACGCCACATCAATACCCCACAAATCCACGTCTCTGGAACTTAATTACTACTCAAGCAAGAACTCGTTTCTCTAAGTATCCTTCCCCGGCCGCTGCTCACTGGGTGCACACCAAATATATTCAACTTGGCGGTCAATTCGTTGACTCTAAAAAAGATGTTGACCCGCGTATGCGTGACCGTGCTCAAGAAGAGATGGACAAAAAAGAAGAGCAACAAAAAGCCTCTGTACGCAAAGATGTAAATAAGAAAGTAACTAAAAAGGTTACTAGGCCAATTGCTAAATAGTAATACCGTAAAAAAATAAGTGGATTATGCGTTACACTATAACTATCACTAAACTTACTGAAGGCGCTTTATAGCATGTCGATTGACTTTTCCCCACCGTCATATAGAGCCGCATCGTCTGACCTTACAATCAGCATTTCCCCTCTGGGCCTTGTAGAGCTTGCTGATGAGGAGTTTGAAGTACACGGTCCTCGTTTAAACCGTTACTCACTTAACTGGGCTATGTACCTTGGCCACCACACTTCTTTTCGCCGTCAAGCCGGTGAGCCATCTATTGTATTGAATTATTACCGTGCTATTACGGACTTTATTATTAACTTCACATTTAGCAAGGGTGTACAATTCCGTAGCGCTAAAGCTACCGAAGCTATTGTGCCTACGCTACTTGAGCGTGTTTGGGAAGTAGATAATAATAAAGCCACTGTACTTTGGGAAATTGGCCAACAGGGCGGTGTATCTGGAGATTGTTTTATTAAAGTAGCTTATGAAGAAGGTTATGAAGACCCTGCTGGTGGTATCCATCCAGGCCGTGTTCGTGTTCTTCCACTTAACTCCTCTTTTGCCTTTCCTGAGTTTCACCCTCACGACCGTGAGCGCTTAATCAGATTTAAGCTTAAGTATCGTTTCTGGGGCACATCTTTAGAAGGTACTCGCCAGGTTTATACCTATACTGAGATTCTTACTGATGACACCATTGAAGAGTACATCAATGACGAGATGATTGACTCTCGCCCAAATCCATTGGGTGTTATTCCTGTTATCCATATTGCTAACGTTCGTGTATCAGGTTCTCCTTGGGGTCTATCTGACTGTAATGAAATGATTAGCATTAACCGTGTTTATAACGAAACTGCCACAGATATTGCAGATATTATCAATTACCACTCAGCTCCTGTTACCGTGATTATTGGTGCTAAAGCTTCTCAATTGGAGAAGGGCGCTAATAAAGTTTGGGGTGGTCTACCAAAGGATGCTAAAGTTGAAAACCTTGAAGGTGGAGGCCAAGGTCTAAAGGGCGCTATGGAGTTCATGGACCGCCTAAAGAAAGCCATGCATGAAATGACTGGTGTGCCTGAGACCGCTCTAGGTCAAGCACAGCCTATTTCTAATACTTCTGGTGTTGCGCTTTCTATTCAATTCCAGCCTTTGATGAACCGTTACCACCAAAAGATTGTTCAATATGCCCATGGACTAGAGCGTGTTAATGAACTTATCCTTCGTACTCTTGCATTTAAAGAGCCTGAAACATTCTCGTATGACCCAAATACAGAAGGTACCCCTGAGCCAGACCAAGTTATTCAACTAGACCCTGCTGACCCAGAAACTTACCGAACTTACTGCCATTTCCCTCCACCACTGCCTCTAGATAAGCTAATCGTATTGAACGAAATTCAGTCATTGCTATCGCTTGGTTTGCAGTCTAAAGAAGGCGCTTTGCGTGAGCTTGGTGAAGAGTTCCCTGCGGCAGTGCTTCAAGAAATTCGTAAAGAACTTATTGATGACGCAGTTGCTGATGGTGCGCTACGCCTTGTACAAACTGAAATTGACCAAGAGATTATGGCTATGACAGGCCAAATGGCTCCGCCTGATGGAACTACTGGAGGTGGCGGTGCTACTCCAGGTGCAGGTGCCGCGGGCCCTGCTGCTGGAGCACAACCACCAGTTGCTGGTCCTGCATTAGACCCAGAGACTATGGGTAACCTACAACTTGGCGAAGCAGAACTACGAAACCGCTTGGTCACAGAAGCTTACGGAACAAAATTACCTACTAAGAATGTTCCGCAAGATTATCAAAAATAATTTTGATTTAGCAACAAAAACGCTATATAAAGCGTAAAACTTAATATTAGAACATAACGTGCGGCTACATGTGCTACGTGTCGAAAGACATATTCGGAAAACGCCCTATAAAACTAAGGATATAAATGAGTACAGCAGAATCAACACCGAATGCAGAAGCCTTCCAGGCTGAAGCAGGAACAGCTCCAACAGTAGCAACGCCTGACGCTAATGCGTCAATTGCTACGTCAGTATCTTCTACTGAAGTACCTGCAACAAATGCCAGAGTCTACACAGACGAGGACTTGTCTAAGGTTCGTACACAGGAAAAAGATAAGCTTTATCCGCAAATCGATTCACTAAAAGCAGAACTCGCAGAGATTAAACGTCAACGTGAAGAAGAGCTTGCAGCGAAGCGTGCGGAAGAAGAGGCCCGTGCCGCTGAAGAGCGCGTAAAGGCCGAAGCTGATATGGACATTCGTGACCTTCTTAAACAGAAGGAAGGCGAGTGGCAGGAGCAATTGGAGCGTGAGCGTCAAGAACGTGAACGCGCATTTGCACTATTCGAGCGTGAAAAAAACTATGCTGAACTAACCAGTTACAAGCAGCAATTGCTTGAAACTGAGCGGGATAATATTATTCCCGAATTGTTGGACCTTGTAGCGGGTAACACCCCGGAAGAGGTCTCCGCGAGTGTTGAAGGTTTGAAAGAACGTTCAGCTCGTATCCTTGATTCGGCACAGGCAGCGATGCAGAATGCCCGCAAGGAAATGACGGGTAGTCGGGTAACCGCGCCACCCACCGGACCATTGGATATCAATTCGGAACAACGTACACTCACGGCTCAAGAAATTGCAGCCATGCCGATGAACGAATATGCACAATATCGTCAACGTCTTCTAAGCGATAAAGCTCGAGGACGCGGACAGGGTTTGTTCGGGAACCCATAAAACTAATAACGTCAATTTAATTTAGGAGCCCACACAAATGGCATCAGGTATTACGGGAACCGGCAATCTAGCTGCCGCCCCAACCTCGTACTCAGGTACAAACACCCAGCTAACTCAGGCGATTCAGCAAATCTGGTCAAAGGAAATCCTTTTCCAGGCTATGCCAATCCTTCGCTTTGAGCAGTTCGCAGTTAAGAAGACAGAACTTGGTGTTGCACCAGGTCTTCAGATTAACTTCCTGCGTTACAACAACCTAGGCTTCGCTTCGGCGCTTGTTGAAGGTGTTCGTATGCAGACCAACGCACTAACAGCACAGCAGTTCTCAATCACAGTATCAGAGCACGGCTACGCACTTGCAGTTTCAGAGCTATTGCTAAACGCATCTTTCGATGACGTTATGGCTTCAGCTTCTCGTCTGCTTGGACGTAACATGGCTCTATACCTAGACAAGCTAAGCCGCGACACTTTGTACGGTGCAACATCTCAAATCTGGGGTGAAGACCGCACAAACATGACCGCTATAACTAACGGAACTGGTAACTTCAACCAGTACGGTTATGGTACAAACGGTACAAGCAACGCTGGTATGACTGGTAACTATCACTTGACTCCACGTACCGTTAAGGACGCAGTCGAGAACCTATCAACCAAGAACATTCCAAGACTAGGCGAAACCTATGTTGCATTCGTTCACCCTCACCAGTCACGTCGTCTACGCGACACTGCTGAGTTCATCGAAGTAACTAAGTACGCTGCTCCTGGTAACTTCATGCTAGGTGAAATCGGTCGTCTATATGACACCGTGTTCATCGAAACAACACAGGTCCGTAAGGTAACTAACGGTGCTGGTTCTGGTTGGACTGTTGACACAGCTGTTTCTAACCCAGTTCCTGCTGCCGGTGGTGGTTATGTAGCTCCTGCTGAATGGACCGGTAACGGTAACCAGGATCGCTATGACGCTATCTTCATTGGAGATAACGCATTCGGACACGCTATCTCACTTCCAGTTGAGCTTCGTGACGGTGGTATTCTAGACTTCGGTCGTGAACACGCACTAGCATGGTACTCGATCTTCGGTCTAGGTCTAATCACTGACCAGGCTGTAATCGTAGCTTCAACAAACTAATTGTGCTAGGGGGGTCAGCAATGGCCCCCCTTTTACAACCCCCGCAATACCGAGACACTAATTAGGAGAATACCCCGTGGCAACACAAAAGAAACCGGCAGACTTTACAGGTCGCCAAAGAGATGCCCTTGTCGCACAGCAGCTAGAGGACCAGGCAAGTCGTGCAAACGAACTTGCTATGGCTACCGCAGAAGCTGCTCGTAAAGTAGAGACAGAAGTCATCGACGCTACAGTGCCTAACAGGCCACAGCCAATCCTTTTGGATGAAGTTGTTAAGAGCGAAGATAAGGCTGCAACAGTCACTATTAGAGTATCTGATGATATTGAAGGTATGACCTTCGGTCCTGGAAACTACTACAACTTTAAAGCAGGTCAAAAGTATGAAGTTACTCCAGAACTAGCAGCTCATCTTGAGCTAAAGGGTTACGTATCAGCAAGATACTAAACACTACTTCAGACGGGGCAGCGGGCTTAATGCCCGCTGTTTCGTTTATCCAGACTTTTTGTACGTTCTAAGTCATTATAGAAGTGACTCATTTGTTAGGTTGGGCTTAATATGGCTACTCTTGCAGACCTTATATCTAAGGTTCGTACTGAAATTAACGACCAAGCTAAACAGTTTACTAAAACTTTTACTTGCGATGGTGCTATTACTACCTTTAATTTAGGTGTGCACCCAGTTGATTCCGCAACTCTTCTAGTCAAAGACAATAGCACTACTCTTCTTAATCCTGCTGATTACACAGTAGAAACTCTATATGGCGTTATTCACACCACTACTGCTCCTGTTTCTGGGCACACGTTGACTGTAACTGGTAACGTATTTAGATATTTTTCAGATGATGAGATTACGAATTTTGTTAATACCGCTGTTTTACAGCACACCAATAACCGCACAGACTCCTTTGGAAGCGCTATAACCATAGCTACCCTACCAGAGATTGAAGTTTATCCTTTAGTCGTTCTATGCACCGTAGAAGCCTTATTTGCCCTAGCTACGGACGCTTCCTACGATATTAACATTAATGCTCCTGATGGCGTGTCTATTCCCCGCGGTCAGAGATTCACTCAAATGAGTTCGTTAATTAATCAACGTATGGAGCACTACAAGAGTATCTGTGCTGCCCTTAACATTGGCCTATGGCGCATTGAGATAGGAACCCTACGTAGAGTGAGTCGCACTACTAATAAGCTTGTTCCAGTATATATGCCGCAGGAAGTAGATGATTCAAGAGCACCTGAGCGCGTCTATATGCAGAATGACCTTAATGGTAGAACTGTTATAGCATCTACTGCTACTACTCTTGATTTGCAGGCATATCAAGGCGATACCTTTACTAAGACTATTACTCTTCCAAACACTGTCACTATGACTAGCTCTGCGGGAGTTACAGCTAACGTAGCGGCTAACACAAATATTACTATTCCAACTAACTCTTCTATTACAGTTGGCATGAATGTTTCAGCAACTGGCGGAACAATTACTACATTCCCTACAGGAGTGACTGTTACTAAAGTGGTTAACTCTACCACTATTTGGCTAAGCGCTGCTGTAAACATTTCTGGAACTAAACTTAACTTTATTGACCAGACTCTTGCATCTCAGATTAGAACTTATCCAAACTCACCTACGTTATGGGCAACATTTACTATTGCTATCGTAGACACTGCTGCAAGAACTGTAAGTCTATCTTTGGCTGGTTCAGTTACTACAACTCTTCCAGTTCGTACGTTTTGGGATATTCAAGGAACTTCAACTTCTACAAGTGCTGTTACTACATATTTTAAAGGCCAGGTCTTTACGGACCAACAGGCTACGATTGTATAGTTCAGGCTCAATTAACTTAGCTTTTGCCGTAAAATTAAACAAGGTTCATGCTTTAACCAAATTTAGGAATGTGAAATGACCGTAAATAACCCTCAGTTAGACGCTACCAATAAGCTACGTACGTCAGCCCCACAGGCGCTGATTGATACTGACTTTGAGTATGGTACTCAGGTATCTAAGTGGGAGAACTTATCTACCACTAACTTACGCCCATACGCTTATACAACTGGTGCCAATATCACAGGTACTATTAGCGATATTCAAACAACTGCCGGTTCTCGTGTAGTAACTGTTACAGGTTCTGGATTTTCATTTTCACCTGCTTCTTACGGACTACCTTTAGTAATTCAAGACACTTTAAACCCAGTTGCTAATGGTGTTTTTGCAATTGATACCGGCTCTGCTCCATCAGCTACTAGCTTTACTTACCTTGCGCGTTCTGCTGCAACTTCGGCTGTTTCTATTTTTGACACTTACAAAACTCAAATTAGCCAAGCAAGCTATTACACAAATGCGGCTATTGGCACTGCTCCAACTATAACTTTTGTTGCTAATAAAATTAAAGTAGTTACGACAGTGCCTCATGGCCTTTCTATTGGTAACGAAATTCAAGTTACTGGTACAGTAGCTTCCACATCAGGCGCGCCTAATGGTGCGTGGGTAGTATCTCAGGTAGAAAATCCTACTACTTTCTATTTCTACTCCTCAGTTACCCCAGTCGGTACTATTTCTGGTGGCCTTGTTTACCCTCGTCCACAGGGCGCTATTCTTCACCGCCCATTTGATGGCGGAGTTATTTTTTCTTCTAACGGTTCGTCTAATTATGAGGCAACTACTCGTCAGACTCGTCGTTATTTCCGTTATCAATCAGGTAAAGGTATTCAATTTTCATCTGGTACTATCCTTAAGCCAAACTTCCAGTTGGATGGGTTAACTTATACTCAGTCAACAGGTTTGGTAACAGTTACTACTAAAGACCAACACAACCTTCAACCGGGCTCTTCTATTACTATTTCAGGCGCTAATGAAGCATTTTTCAATGGCACATTTACCGCTTACTCAGTAACGGGTTACAACACATTTACTTATGCTCCACTAACTAATCCCGGAGTAAATACCACTGCATCAGGTACTTTCTACGTTTCTATTGTTAACTGGTATGGTGCTGTAAATCGTCTTGGTATTTTTGACCAGCAAAATGGTTTGTTTTTTGAGTTTGACGGTCAAACACTTTATGCTGTTCGCCGTAACTCTACGTATCAGATTTCTGGCCGTGTGAGCGTTAACGCTGGTTCTAATACAGTTACACAAGCTACCGGTTTTACTACAATTTTTTCAAAACAGTTGTCTATTGGAGATTATATTGTTCTTCGTGGACAGTCTTATCGTGTAGACGCTATTGCATCAGATACAAGCATGACTATTTCACCTTCATATCGTGGAGCCGATAACGTAGTTGCTACAAGCGTAACTAAAACTATTGATACTAAAGTCCCTCAATCGCAATGGAATTTAGACAAAATGGATGGTAGTGGCGCTAATGGAACTAATGGAAGTACTTTAACCGCCCCATCAGGTTATGTTTTAGACCTATCTCGTATGCAAATGTTCTATATTGACTACTCATGGTATGGTGCAGGCTTTATCCGTTGGGGACTTCGCGGTACTGATGGCGACGTAACCTATGTGCACAAGTTGGCCAATAATAACGCTAACTTTGAAGCTTACATGCGTTCTGGTAACTTACCGGGCCGTTATGAGTCCGTAACTCAACCGCCAATTACTGCTGTTACTGCTGACCTATCCGCTTCTGGTACTACTCTTGTAGTTACAAGTACAGCAAATTTTCCAAGCTCAGGTACTTTATTTATTAAAAGTGGTTCTACATATGAACACGTTAATTACACTGGAAAAACTGACACTACTTTTACGGGGCTTATTCGTGCTCAAGCTGGCGCAACAGTTGCTTCTGGCTTAACGACTGTTGTTGGCTCAAACAGCATTGTTAACTCTGCGGCATTTACAGGCGTGCAAATAGGTCAACGAGTTATTTCAAATACCGCTAACGCTGTTTACCCGGATGGTACCTTTATTACTGCAATCAGTGCTGATGCTAAAACATTAACTCTTAGCCAAGCTTTAACTGGAAGCACTGCGGCCTTATCAGTAACTTATATCCCTATGGGCGCAACTACTGGTCAAGCTTTTACTTATTCAGCAACCGCCCCAATTGGTGTAGAGCTTGCTTTCCCAACATTTGCTCCGACCATTTCACACTGGGGTACTTCTGCAATTATGGATGGTCGTTTTGATGATGACAAGTCCTTGCTATTTACATATGGCCAAACAACTGCTACAGGACTTGGTTCTACATCTCCTGTGTCTCTTGGAACCACTAACGTTAGCTCTGTCGGTGCAGTGTTCACTGTTCCTAGCGGAACTCAGAACGTTGTAGTTGGTCAATCTGTATCTCCTAAAACTGCTGGAACTGGGGTTTTGCAGGGAGAAGCTTCAGTTAACATCACCGTTGCTGCAAACACTGCTCCATCATATACTGCGCCTAACATAACTCTCGTTACTTCAGCTGCTCACAACTTTGTAAATGGCCAAAGCGTAACTATTACTGGAGCTGTTCCAGCTGCATATAACGGAACTTGGGTAGCTCAGACAGGCACAACTGGAGGTTCAAACTTAGTTATCAACGTGGGAGGTAATCCAGGCGCAGTAACTACCCAGGGAGCAGTAGTTGGAGTAACGTTAGTTACAGCAGTAAACAGCACAACCACTTTTACAGTTAACCCCGCCCCGTCTACTGCTTTTGCATCAGCTACCACTACAGTATCAGGTGCATCGCAAAAAGCGTTGTTCTCTATTCGTGTTGCGCCTTCAGTGGATAATGGTAAAGCCGCTAACTTCGGTAGACGTGATTTGGTTAACCGTATGCAACTGGTTCTTCGTAACCTAGACATTGCTCTTCAAGGTTCTACTTTTGGTAACCTGCTTGTAACAGCTGTACTAAACGGTGTTCCTACTGTATCAACAACATGGAACGCACTAAGTTCACCTACCTCAAGCCTTGCACAAATTGCTGACCATTCAACAGCAACTACGGCTCCTACGGTTACTGGTGGTGAAGTTACTGGCGGATTCTTTGTTAATGGTACCAACAGCATCGACCTTTCAATTGTTCGTGACCTTGGTAATTCAATCCTTGGCGGCGGAACTACCGTGGTTAACACTGGTATTTACCCTGATGGTCCTGACGTTCTTACAATTGTGGTTCAAAACCTTAACTCTCTTGCAGCAGCGCAGGTAGTAGGGCGTTTGTCTTGGACCGAAGCTCAGGCGTAATATATGAGAGCCTACACACCAGGTGGTAGGTTTGATTCTGATTTCGAATCAGACCAGATTAGCGAAGGCATTACAGCTGACCTCACTAACCCAGTAGGAACATCTGCTGAGTGGTGGAAGTTTGATGCCGCTAGTTCTGTCAAAGATACCATTTATGATGTTGAGCCTATTGGCACTGGTCGTGTTTGGATTGGCCCTAAGACTATTTCTGTAATTAGAGCTAGTCTTACTCAAGGCTCTTCCTTGCTAAATGAACGCGGTTTCTACAACGTAGACACTCTACACTTAACCCTAAATGTAGATGATGTTCAGGCAGTAGCCCCAGAAGTATTTACCAATATTGGCGCTATTACTTCCTCAGTAGACCTCTTGGATAAATACCGCGTTGTCTATAAAGGCGAAGTTTTTAGACCTACTAAAGCTCAGCCAGCAGGTTTAGTTGCTAACAGGTATACTTTAGTAGTTATGGACCTTTCACAACTAGCTCCAGATGAGCTTGTTAATGATTCACAGTTCTTAAGTTACGCCCAACCATAGGAGATATAAATGGCTAAGAAAGCAGCCGCAGCGGCACCATCAACACCGGAGTACTCGGATGAGACCCACGATATTGTGCCTATTGTAGATCACGCTAAAGACAAAGAAAAAGGCACTACCGCTATGCGAGGTGCTCCTCACGTAGATATTGCTAACCACATGGCTGAATTGGCTAAGCAGGGTTATAAGACTACTCTTCGTTATGCCGCTATTCGTAAGCCTGGATACGCAGCATCAGAAAAGTCTTCAATACCTAAGACTAGTGGTACTCCAGATGCTGCAAAGCCAGCACCTAAAAAAGCTGCTGCTAAACCAGCCGCTAAGCCAGCTGCAAAGAAGGCAGCACCTAAGAAGGCTAAATAATGCCTTTTAAGTCTAAGAAACAAGAAAAATGGATGTTTGCCACTAAGCCGGAAATGGCTAAGCGTTGGGCTAAAGAAACCCCTAATCAAAATGCTTTACCTAAAAAAGTAAACGTAAAGAAGAAGAAATGACTATCGACCTGCCTTATTACACCGGAATACTACTTATTGTTGGATTAACTATTGTGTCTGTTGTAGCAATTATTGCTAAGGCAGTTGTTGAAGTAAAGAAGAAGAAAAATGACTAAAGTAACTGCTTCTGGAAAAGCGCATAAAGTCACTAAAAAGAAGGTTGACAAAGGCGCTGGTAAAAAAGGTGACATTATTGTTGAACAAAACAGTAAGACTGGTAAAAAGCAACGTATGAATCTTACTAAGCTTGCTGGCTCTAAGACTGTTAAACAAGGCGTAAAGGCTACTAAGAAATTTCACAAAGAACACCCAAGGATTAAATAATGGCTAAAGAGAAAAAAGTCTGGGAAACTCCAGACCCTACTAAAAAAGATAAGAAACTAACTAAGCCTAAGAAGGCTGCTGCTAAGGCTCGTGCTAAAGCTGCTGGTAGACCTTATCCTAATCTTGTAGACAATATGGCAGCTGCTAAGAAGAAGAAGAAATAATGGCAAGTGAAGCATGGCAGAAAAAGTCAGGTAAAAACGCTAAAGGCGGCCTTAATGAAAAGGGCCGTAAGTCCTATGAGAGGGCTAATCCAGGCTCCGACCTAAAGGCACCTGTAAAGTCCGGTGATAACCCGCGTAGGGCTTCTTTCTTGGCTCGTATGGCAGGTAATCCAGGCCCTGAGCGTAAGCCTAATGGCGAGCCTACAAGGCTCCTACTGTCGTTGCAGGCTTGGGGTGCTTCTTCAAAAGCTGATGCTAGGAAGAAGGCTGCGGCTATGTCTAAGCGTTTAGAGGGCAAGAAGAATGTTTCCAAAAAAGCAAAATCTAAATAAAGCTGAGGCGGCTATGCGTAAAGCGGCGTCTGCTGAATTGCACGAAAATATGGGCAAATTTAAAACTGGTGGGCATAAAAACCCTGCTACTAAAAGAGCTAGAACAAGATCGGCGGCTAAGAATAAAGCTGTTGAAGATTTTAAGGAGTAAGACCAATAATGCCAGAGTGTAAATGTAATAATTGTAACTGTCGAAAGGACCCGTCAAATGGCGATGCACGCTAAAAAGAACGCAGCAAACAAGGGCAAGAACCCTTGGACCGGCTCAAAGGCTGACGAAAAAGCTGATAAGAAAATGATGCAGGGCATGAGCCCTAAGCAGAAAACCGCCTTTAAAAAGGGCGACAAGAAGATGGATGCTAAGAACCCGTCTAAGTCTGCCGACATGAAGATGGACAAAGCTCTAGCCGCTAAGGTTAAGAAGTGTACTAATGGTAAGTGTGGCAAGTGCCCTACCTGTAAAGGAAAGAAAAAGTAACCATGGGAAAGAATAATCCAAAACCAACTCGTAAAAAAATTATTACCAATACGGTTAGAACCCCAAGCGGTGCTAAAGTCACTGTTCAAAGTAATAAAGATGATAAAAGTAAATGGACTCAAACTAAAGGTACTAGCTATTCTAGAACAGACAGGCCGTCTTACGATAAGAAAGGCAAGCTTGTTAACGAAGCTTTGAACATTAACAAGGACTTAAAGGGCACTAAAAAAGCTGTAAGAAAAGGTAATGTTGCCGGTGTTTGGTCTGAGGGTAAGGCTAAAAACCCTGTTAATAAGCCTATGAAAGATGGTCCTTCTTTCAAGAAAAAGAAGCCGTAATAATTAAAAAGTTTAGCCCTGCGAAAGCGGGGCTTTTCTTTTATCCTAATAGTAGCCCTATGCGGGGGCTGATTCAAATTTGCGTTGTATATTGCTACTCCATTGGAGACTATCATGTCATCTATTGACAAGGACCCTAAGTCCAAGGTATCTAAACCTTCAGACAAGAAGTTCTTTTTAGGTTTTTTGGATGGCTTTCCAGACGACAAAAAATTATTGATTGCGCTTATTTTAAATAAATCGATGCGGCGTAAAAAATGAGCGTAGAATTTGTAGCATATTCAAAAAAGGCTTTTACGGGAATAAACAAAGACCTTACTAAGTTATTAAAGATAGACGCTGAAAACGCAGAGTGGCCAAGAAACATATCTTCTCAACTTAAAGTTGAAATAAAAGATTTAAAAATCATTGTTTATTATCCTGAACGATATACCCAGCAAATTGATGACTTAGAGTATGGCGACGGTATTGAGAGCCCTAAGCCTATATTTAGAAGATTTGTTACTAAAAACATGAACTTCATTGCTAAAGATTTAGCTGGTTCATCCCTAGATTATTTAGCTGAGCAGGGGATTATTCCATGAGTTTTATCCTAAGTGAAGACCTTGCCCTTAAAACCTTGCTTACTGGGATTGTAGTAGCGGATGACAAAAATGCTACCCGCTCAGTTGGTGTATGGTTTTCTAACCCAGATTTAGAGTCTAGAGCCCAAAGTTACCCTTATATTACTATTGAGTTATTAGACTTTGACCCAGCTACTTACCGCCAGCACTCTGGGGTATTCCAAGATAATGACTTACAGGGCACAATTGCTCCTAGCGGTAATACTGTTTATAGCTATGAAATTCCTGTGGCTTGGGATTTAATGTACCAGATTACTACTTATTCCCGCCATCCTAGGCATGATAGAGCTATTATTGCTCATCTTTTAAATAAGGTTTTTATATCAAAACGCGGCTATTTATCGGTTCCTAATGACTTAGCGACCGAGACATCTTATAGGCATTTGATATTAGAAGAGTTCACAAAACGTGATACCATTGAAGATAACCGCCGGTTATACCGAAATGTATTCACCGTGACCGTGAGTAGCGAAGGAACCGCAGCTACATACACAACAGCTACAAACACAGTATCCACTGTAAATATTAATACAAAAACAACAACCGATATCCCATCTGGACAACAACCCGTTTAATATTTGTTTACCCTCAACTAACCTCAAGGAGAAAATCTTATGGCGACTTATAACCGCCCCGGAGTATACCTAGAAGAAGTCGCTTCTTCTGTAGCGCTGTCCTCTACCCCTACTGCCACAGTAGCTACTTTTATGGGCTATTTTGCAAAAGGCCCACTTGACGCCACTCTAGTGTCTTCATGGAGCCAGTTCACATCTCTGTATGGTGATATTTTGGCTAACTCTACAGACGCAGATTCTGCGACTGCTGTTTACCTATTTTTTGCTAATGGTGGAAGCCAGTGTTACATCCAGCGTGTAGTAGTTACTACAGCTGCTGTTTCAGGTTCTGCTACTTCAAATAGCGCTACGTTAACTATTGCCGCTGCTTCTGGCCTTGCTACATCGGATGGAACTACCGCGGGCACAATTACTTCTGCAAATGCTGTTGGCGCAACTATTACTGGTAATGGTATTTCAGCAGGAACTATTATTACCGTGGTAGCTGGTACAACTTTGACTTTAAGCAAAAATGCTACTGTTCCAGCAGGAACTCCGCTTACAGTTACAAGCACTATAGCTTCTTCTGTAAAGATTAAGGGAAATACTACAGTTGCTGTTGGTCTTCAGACTCCAGTAACCAGCGGAACTAGCGTAACTCTTACTACAGGTACTGGTTACCCTACTGGTACCCCTACTCCTACATATTCTGCCCCAAACAGCTCTATTGGAATTAGCGCAATTACCGGTTTAACTGTTGGTACAGTAGTTACTATTTCTGGTGTTACTCCAGCCGGTTATAACGGTACTTGGACCGCACAGACTGGTACAACTACCACATCTTTGGTAATTAACACAGGTGCAAACTTAGGTGCGATTACTGTTGCCGGTAACATTGTGGTTAACACAGCTCACAATATAAAGGTTGGACAAACTGTTGTGGTAGCAGGTGCTGTTCCTTCTACTTACAATGGTACATTCGTAGTAACGGCTGTGCCGACCACCTCATCATTCACGGTTACAAATGTTCAGTCACCTTCTGCAATTCTTACTACTGCGGGCACGGCTACTTCACAAAGCGGTACAGATGAGCTTACACTAACCGCTAAGACCCCTGGTTTATGGACTAATGGTCTTTATTATGAAATTTCAAATTCTACCTCAAACACTTCATATCCTGGTAAGTATTTTAACTTGGCTATTTATTCAGGTGGAACTTCTGCTGGTTACATTGTAGAACGTTTTAGCGATCTTACATTACTTGCAACAGAATCATCATATGCGCCTACTATTATTAACGCTTCGTCTAACTACGTAATTGCTACTGATTCTAACGCAGCTAACCACACCGCAGTTAACTTTGCTACTACAAATACTCCTGTTACAACAGCGTTAGTATCTCAAACAGCTACTTCAACGGGCGCACTTGGTGCAAGCACTTTGGTTAACTTAACTAGCACTAGCTCTAGCATTAATGCGGGTATGAACGTTGCTGGTAATGGTATCACTTCTGGAACTACTGTTTCTAGTTATGGTGTTGCTGCGGTTATTATTGCGCAAACTGTTAGCTATTCTGCTCCAAACATTACATTGTCTACTGCTAGCAATCACAATATTGCTGTAGGTGCAACTGTAGTTGTTTCTGGCGTTACTCCAACAGGTTACAACGGTACTTTCACAGCTCAAACCGGTACGACTGGTACAACATTGGTAATTAACGTGGGCTCAAACCCAGGTGCAATTACTGCCCTTGGAACAGTTACTTCTAATACTGCGGTTTTAAGCGCATCAATGACGGTACCTGCAAACACTTCTTTAACATTTACAAATGCCGCCCTTACCGGTGGTAGCGATGGTTCTACTGTAACCAACACTGCTGTAGCAGCTACTAGTGCTACTGCAAAGTTGGATGCCATTAACCAGCCTATTTTGCTAAATGCTTCTGGTGTTACTGAAGCAGCTAACGTAAACGCGCTTCTTACATACGCGTATAACCGTGGTGATGTTTTTGTAATAATTGACCCTACACAAGCTACTCTAGATGTGACAAGTCAACTTACTTTGGCTAACTCATACACAGGTGGTTCTGCTGGTTCTGCGGCTCTTGGTTATGGTGCGGTTTACTATCCCAACCTAACAATTCCAAACCCTACATCCAGCAGCCCTGGCGCAATTACTACTGCTTATCCTGGTGGAGCGATTGCTGCTAAGTATGCTACAACCGATAGCTCACGTGGTGTCTTTAAGTCACCTGCTGGTCTAGAAGCTCGTTTGTCTGGTGTTGTATCAGTTACTACTTTGACAAACAACGAATTGGATTACCTAAACAACGGAACAACTAATCCTAATACGTTTGCTACTGCTACTCCTGTGAACGCTATTCGTTATATCCCAGGTTCTGGAATCGTAGTAATGGGTGCTCGTACACTTAGCAGCACATACAGCAACCGCTATATTTCAGTACGTAGAAGCCTTATTTACTTACGTAAGACCCTGACAGATTCAACAGCTTTTGCTTTATTTGAGTCAAACGACGAGCGCCTATGGAACCGTCTACAGACCACTTGTGAAGCAATCCTAATTAACTTCTGGCAATCCGGAGGTCTAAAAGGAACTACAGCATTGGACGCTTTCTACGTAAAATCCGATAGCTCCATCAACACCGTATCTAGCATTGCTGCTGGTGAGGTTCACTTAGAAATCGGTGTAGCACTTCAGCGTCCTGCTGAATTTGTGGTAATCCGTATTAGCCAGTACGACAGTGGTTCTGTTGTAACAGTCCTGTAGGAGGAAAAATAAATGGCACAGAGCGCAATTTCACGCTTTTCAAAACTACAAACTGACCCTTTAAGAAACTTTAGGTTCATTGTTGATTTCCGTATAAATGGAGATACTGGTGTACCAGGTTCATCTGCTGCCGGTGTAAACAGCTTCTTGAAGTTCAAGGGCGGGTTTACATCTGTATCAGGTCTAGGTATGACTATTGATGGAATTAGTTACCGTGAAGGTGGTATGAATACATCTTTGCACCAGCTTCCTGGTCGTGTTACTTTCCAGCCAATTACTCTTTCACGTGGTGTAATCCTAGGTCAGAGCGAAGGTATCAACTGGTTTAAGCAGTTGTTTGCTGCTAGCTCTGGTGAAGGTATTGCCGGAGTAGATGGTTCATCATTCCGCTGTGACATGGATATCTACGTACTAGACCACCCAGCTACTGGTGCTCCTGCTATTAGCGCCTCAGACATCATTAATAAGTCTTCTTACAAGATGAAGTTTATTGTGCACAACGCATGGATTTCAGGCCTTAGCTATTCAGACCTAAGCGCTTCTGACAACTCATTGATGTATGAAACTATGACTTTGGTTCACGAAGGTCTATCAGTTCAGCTAGCTAACTTTGGTTCAAACGTATCAGCTACACTAACGTAATTTAACATTTAAAATCTGATAAAATAGCTATATCTAATTAGGAGTACAACATGGCAAACAATATCTCTAACGACCCAAACCTTATTTCCCAGTACGCACAGGATTTGGAAAAAGGTCCAGAGGCCGAAATTAAAACCGTTGCACCGTCAAACTCGAATGTAATTCTTCCGGGTGGGTTCTTGGCTAAGGATGGTTCTTTGATTAAATATGGTGAAGTTCGTGAGTTAAACGGCATGGATGAAGAAGCTGTATCAAAGGCCGGTTCTGCCGGTAAAGCACTTGCTGCAATGTTGCAGCGAGGCGTAATTTCTATTGGAGCTAACGCAGTAGATAAGGCAGACCTTGACCAATTATTGAGCGGTGACCGAGACGCTTTGTTGATTGGTATTCGTCGAGTTACTTTTGGCGATACCGTTGACTATGAGTTCCCTTGCCCACACTGTAACACTGATTTAGAAGTAGCTGTTGATTTGGTTAAAGATGTCCCTGTCAGGGAGCTTGAAGACCCAATCAATGACAGAACTTTTACATACATGTCTAAAAAGCATGGAGCAATTGTAGTAGGTCTTCCTACTGGGGCTGCTCAAAGGAAACTTGTTGAAAACTCTGATAAGACAAACTCAGAGCTCAACACCATTTTACTCGCTTCATGTCTCAAATCAATAAACGGTGAGCCATCATTAGGTGCTAGCACTGCCCTTACATTAGGTATGGCTGACCGTGACGGTGTGATTAATGAGATTATTAAGCGTAACCCGGGCCCACGCCTCGGGGAGGTGAAGACGACTTGCGAGGCTTGTGGTGAGGATATCCCTCTTCCACTGTCGTTAGCTGACTTGTTTCGTCTATAAAGAAAAAGATTACGAACAACTACTCGACCAATATGAAGCACTATCTAGAACATTTCCCGGCTGGACGCTGTCTGACATCAGAAGTTTGTCCGTAAGAGAACGTAGAAATTGGCTGTCTAGGGCAGCCCGTAAATAAAGGTAGAACATGGCGGCGAGTGTAAAAAGCTCTTTTGGTTTAGGCGGAGGTACATCTAAAACCCGCCTAGTCGCTGATCTTAACGACGAATATAAAAAGCTTAATATTACCCTTAAAGAAACTGAAAAGTTATCTAAAAGCATTGCTGGTAATTTACAAAACTCTGGTAAAAAACGTCGTGGTGGCGGTGCTTCTTCTATGTCGGAACCTAGTGAGCCGCCAGAGCCAGGAGAGCCGGGTGGACCGGGTGGACCGGGTGGCCCAAGAGGCGCTAGCGCTTCTGGTTCTAGTGCGAGTAGTTTTTCTTCTGCCGTAAAATCAATGGCGGGTGCGGCTCTTACTGCTCTTGCTACGGGTGTTGATGGTGAGCAATATATAACCAACGATATAGCCCGTCGTCGTTTTGGTTTCTTCCAAGGGTCGTATAGTAGAAAAAATGATAATATTGGTACCATAGGTGGAGGTTTTGCGTTTGCCTCTATGTCTAGCCGTGGTACTCCAATTAGCGCTATGGACGCCGCTAATGCGACTATGGCCGGTAACTCTATGGGCCTTATGTCTGGCCTTAAAAACTATAACACCATTATTAACAGCACAGCTGGTATTTCTAACGTAATGCCGGGTATTGGTCTTGAAGGTGGTATGAACGCGGTAAGCGCCCTTAACCAAGGCTCAAGTATTAATAAGCTTCGTATGATTGGTATTAACGTACGTGACCAAAATGGTTTTATGCGCAACGTTGAAGACATTGCACGCGATCTTTGGCGTTCACTAAATGGCAGTAAATCTGGAACTGCACGAATTACTGAAGCTGATTTATCATACTCTTTGCAAGCAGGTAACTCAGTGGCCATGTTGCTTGACCAGTATTTCGGAACAGATGCTGTTCTTAAACAATCCGTTATTTCTTATTTGTTTCAATTTGCTAAAAATAATGGTGCAAAAGTTGGCGGCGGTTATCAAACCGAAGCGGGTAAAAAAGAACTTCTTACTACCGGCGCTAACCCGGGTATTACTCAAAGTATTGGTCGTAGAAATGCCGCAGGTAGTGCAAACGTAAACGCCTATACAACAGGTGGTGTTTTAGGTATTCAAGGCGCTAATGATTTAATTACAAGTTTTACTACAATGGCTACAGCAATGATGCCTTTAATGGAAAGTTTAGTTACAGCAACCACGTTTAGCCAAACTCTAGGTGGAGCAGGTAATGGCACCGGAGGTATCCTTATTAAAGGACTTATTGATGCAACTAAAGGCGCTGCTGATGTTTCTCTGGAAGGAATTAAAGCAATTAAATATGTTGCTTTAGCCGCAGCTCTTGCTTTAGGTGTGGGAGCTATATCTAGAAACGTTACGCAACAACGTGATGAGCAATGGTACAAGGACATTATGTCTGGTAAGAGCACTCCTGATAGCGGAACTTCTGCTTGGGCAGGTAGCGGTTGGGACGTAGGAATTTTAGGTAGTTTGATGCTTAATCAAAACTACGACAACAGCTCGAATGGCACTAACGGAATGACCCCCAACGGAACTTCAGGTACGGGTAATAACGGATTTCCTGGAGGAAGCCCTACTGGCGGGGGTGGCGGTGGAAACACAATTATTCCTAAACCTAAAAAAGAAACTCATGATTCTTCCGAATTAAGAAATCAAAAACTTCATCCTAAAGGATTTAAACAGTCTAACGACAGCATTTTAGGGTGGGCTGGAAAAGTACTAAAAGGCATGGGCGCTCCGGTAACTAAATCAAATTTAGCTGCTATGGTATCTTGGGCTTCCTCAGAAAGCTCTTCTGGTAATAACTATCAAGGTTGGAATAACCCGTTAAACACTACTCGTTCTGACGGTAATTCAATTGCTAAAAATTATGCTGGCTGGTCATTATCAAATCCAAATGGCGGTGTGCAAGAATTTGCTAATGAAGATGCCGGAATTGCGGCGACTATTGCAACTTTGCAACAAGATAATTTTAAAGATATTGCTACTGTGCTTAAAAAAGATAAAGGCCTTGAAGCATTAAATGTAGCTGTAAAAGCTGATGAATGGGGAACTAAAGAAATAGGTATTGCTAGAAATATTACTATTAATGTTAATGGTGCTCAAGATACCGTAGGAATTGTAGAAGCTATTAAACAATATTTAGCTGATGAAGCAATTAAAGATGAGGCTAGAGGCTCAGGAGGAAGACACTAATGGCGGGAAATACTAGCAGCTCAGCAAGCGCAAGGTCTATGGGCTACATTACAAGCACTAATGCTAATAACACTATTGTAAACGTATATGTAGATAGCTCATCTTATGTTGTAGGGGATACCTCTACAACTTTGCCAGCGTCAGTTAATTATGAAGTTAGCCCTGGAATTACTACTTCATTAAAGAAAAGTTATAAGTATGTTCCGACTGTGCCAAACGCATCTGGCAAATTCTTTTTTGATTCAGTCACTCCTGGCTTATCTACTAAAGATGGAACATCTATTCAAACTATTGGTTCGCCTATTAAACTTACTAAAGGTAATGGGTCAATTACTCCTTCTATAACTTATGGAGATATTACAAAAGTAATCCCTAGATTTGACCAAAAAGTAAATGCTACCTCTGACAATAAGTTTAACGTTAAGGTTCCTGTAGCTCCAGCAAATCCTGGGGAATACCAGTGGAACTTGCCGCCACACAAATGGAGTATGCCTAGATTTGCTAGCTCAGACCCTAATAACATGCCTCCTGAAAACCACAAGCCTGCTTCAGATGACCGCTATCGCAGAGGCCGTATTTGGTGGAGAGCCACAGACAATTCTTTGAGCACTATCGATGGCAACGGTAAAACTACAAAAATTGATAATGCTGACCGTAAATATGGCTTTCAGTTTTTGTGGAACCCTACAAGTTTTGGTACAAGCGTATCTGTTCAAATGGATGCTACGCCAAACGTTAATGACCGTTTCCTAGGTCAAGTAGGTGCGTTTCCTGCTACTGAATCTATATCATTTACTATTGAAGTTAATCGTATAAATGACTTTGCTTGTGCAAACGCTTTATTTAAACGCCCTAGTAATATTGGTAGTGCGCTAGGTAATCCTGGAACTAATAACTTTATTACAGAAGCTGATGTGGCTAATTTTGTTCCTTACTACTCAAACAATGGAAGTTTTACTGCATCTTTGCTTAGAAATGGGCGTTTAAAAACTGTTGAAAAAAAGCTTGTTGATTTATTTCAACGTGGAACTTTAGCGGATATTGAATATCTATATACTGCTATCAATGGCCCAGGTCCTGGAAGCACCGCAGCTGGAGGAGATTACTGGAAGAATGGCCGTGGTATAATTACTGCTGACATTGGTTTCTTAATGCCTACACTATTAAATATTGATATAGGTCCATTATCTTATTTAGGTTATGTAACTAACATGGCTGTTACACATACTATGTTTACTCAAGATATGATTCCAATTCAAAGTACAGTGCAAGTTGCGTTTAATCTATTGGCTACTGCTGGTCTTACTACCGCTAGTGCTGGTATTAGCAGTGATATTAGCAATACTGGTGGTTCTGGAGGCCAAGGTTATTCTGGCGGCGGTAGCGGCGGCGGCGGCGGAGGAGGACTTTAAAATGGCAGCACCATCTAATGATTCAAGATACTATGACTCTACAGTAGATTACTTTGCTACAAAACCTACTGGTGAAAACGCGCCAGTCTTATTCTATGATTTTAGCGAATTTGGTGCACTGAACTATATTGATTACGAATGGAAAAACGGTGACCGCTTGGATAACTTAGCCACTAAGTTTTTCTTGTTTCCTACTCGTTGGTGGATTATTGCTGAGTTTAACCCTAAGATTTCAGACTGGTTAAACGTACCTGCTGGCACAAACATTAGGATTCCACGTGTCTAATTACGTTACCGTTAACTTTCCAACTAGTGCTATACAACCTAAAAGGGTGTATAGAGTGAGCCTTACTCAAGAAATTTTTGCTCATGACTACGCAACTGTTGAATTTAGAGACTGGAACTTAGACCCGTTAAACATTAAACCTGGTTCTTTGATGATACTTACCATTAAAGATAAAGACTATCACGGTTATGTGCATGATTTACAAGGCAATCAGTCTGCTACTAAAAGCTTTACAAAAGTAGGTTTTATTGGCGCATCATATGTTATGAAACAGGCTAGCCAAAAAATTTATCAAAACATGTCTGCCGATCAAATAGTTGCTGAAATAGCTAAGAAATATAATTTTGCATATAAGGTTACGCCACACCCACGTATCTATGACCAACTAGCTCAAGCTGGAATGACTGACTGGGAATTTATGGTTCGCCTTGCTAAACAGTCTGGTTACTTTTTAAGAGCTGAAAACACTGAAATTTATTTTCAACCACTTACTGAGGACTTTACTAATCTTATTACAGAAGCTGTAAGTTTTCAAAAAGCTGATGGTGGGTTTAAACCTACAAATCCTATTTACTCATTTAAAACTGTTATTAGCGAAACTTTAAGACAGTTTGGGTTTAAAAAAGCTGCAACTTCAGTAGCGGGTGTAAACCCTGTTACTGGTCAAGAATTTAAGATAACTACGCAAACTTCATTTAACCCTAGTCGCCAATTTTCTAATCAAGAGTTTTTTGATGACCATGCTACGGGTGTAGTGGCTAATGATTATCAGACAGCTAATCAATTAGCAAAAGCTTCTGATGAGTACAGCAGATTTCCTTACGCCGCTAAAGTGCAGACAATTGGTGTGTCTTCTATGCGCCCATGTTTACCTGTATACCTTAAAAATGTTGGCGCAGAATACTCTGGCTATTGGACAGTACTTAGTGTTACCCATGAAGTTGTTGAAGATAACTTAAACCAGCAAATGTATACTTGTGAGTTAATGGTAGCATCTGACTCTCTTGGTAGGGCATCTGACATTAGAATACCTGAAGTACCTTCTGTCAACCCAACAAGAAGACTTATCCCAAATCAAAGAAATACTAACGTTAAACCTAAAACAATTATAAATCTGCCTACAATTACTACTAAACGTTATCAGCAAACGGAGCTTGTAAATAGAATTAACCGAGCTGCTCAGACCGGACCTTTTGTGGCCACTTCTCGTTGGGGCTCCACTCACCGTGATTTAAATTATAAAATAGTAGATGAACGTATGCCCGAAGCTGTATGGGCAAAATTGAGGTCTAATGCAATCTGATATTAAATACCAAGGAATTTATCGCGGCATAGTAGTAGCTACTAATGACCCTGAAAACCTAGGCAGAATTACTGTAAGAGTCCCACAAGTTTTTGGTACTGAAGTTACTAATTGGGCTTGGCCTATTAGAAAAAATGATACTGTAGTGTCTGAAAATTTATGTTGGATTATGTTTGAAGGCGGAGACCCCGATTTCCCATTATGGTTAGGAACATTCTAATGGCAATTAATGTAATAAATTACCCATTTTCTTTAAGCAAAAACATTGCTGGCACTTATATTAATACGGTTGCAGCTACTACCGACCCTAAGAAAATATGGCAGCAACGAGTGTTGTTAGTATTAGGAACTAGGCCAGGAGAACGCTTAATGCGCCCTGATTTTGGTAGTAATTTGCATACTGTTGTATTTGAACCAGAAGCTACGGCTGGTCAAATAGCCAAAGACAGCATTACTCAAACTTTTACCGCTTGGTTGCCAAACCTTGAATTGCGTCAAATTAGTCCGTTATTTGACCCAGCTACAGGCACTTTAACCGTAAGTATTACCTATGGACTGCCCAACGGAGAGGCAGATAGTGTTACAATTAATACTGGAATATTCAACCGTTCTGGTGACTTGCTTCAGGAGATTAACTAATGGCTACTAACGTTAGCGTTACTAAAAACTATATTCCGCAAATTGACTACGTCTCACGTGACTATACAGCAATTTTAACGGACTTAACTGCTATCGCTAAGCAATTCAACCCTACCTGGGCTGTTAGCGATCCGACCGACATTGGCGTAGCCCTTCTTGAAACCTTTGCTTACCTTGGTGACATTCTTAGCTTTTACACTGACCGTATGGCTTCTGAAGGGTTTTTAGGTACCGCTAGCCAGCGTGCTAGCGTTCTGCAAATAGCTAACATGCTTGGCTATACTCCTACCCCAAGCAGCGCAGCTACAGTATCTTTATCCATTAAAAACAATAACGCTAGCGGAACTTTAACAATTCCAGCTGGTACTCAAGTTGCTTCTACAACTAATGTTAATGGGCAAAGCACTCAAGTAGTATTTGAGCTTGACTCTGATGTGTCTGTAGCATTTGGTGTTACGGTCAATACAACCGCTACTCAAGGTATCACAACTACTGACGAATCACTTGGAACCTCTAATGGAACACCAAGTCAAGTATTTAAAATTTCTCAAGCCGGTGTTGTAATTAACAGCACTGGAAGCAACATTACCGTAAAAGTTGGTGGTGTTCCATATACATACAGCTCTGCTCTTGTAGACAATAACCCTTACGATTCATCCTTTACAACAAACATGGATGCAGATGGCTATACCTATATTGTATTTGGTGACGGAGTTGGTGGTCGTATCCCACCTGCAACTTACACAATTACAGCTACCTATCGTACCGGAGTCGGCTCAGCTGGAAACATTGCTTTAGGTTCTTTAGCCCAAAAAACTCTCACTGGTAGCTACAATGTAACTGTTACTCAACTTAATGCCGGTACTGGTGGCGCAGACCTTGAGTCTACTGACTCTATTAGAGTTAATGCACCTAGGGCATTGAGAACCCTACGCCGTGCGGTATCTTTAAAAGACTACGGTTATCTGGCTCTTCAAGTATCTGGGATATCTAAAGCTAACGCAGACGCATCTGTTTGGTCTAACGTTAATTTATACATTGCACCTTTTAGTAGCAGTGCCATAAATACTTATGGTCCATTTACTAATATTACTGCTGTAGCTGAAACGGCTAGCGATAGCACTGCTGGTACCGGATATCTTACTTATACTGTTGCAACTACAAGCCTTGTTACCAATCAAAGTTATGTAACAGTTACAGGATGTACCTGGGTTACTTATGATATAGTCACCCCTACCATGGTTACATATGCAGACAATACAAAATTTACTGTAGCTAAACCTTCTGGAATTACTACGCTTCCTAATAAAGCAGCAATTGCTGCTGGCCCTAATGCTGTAGTTACTGCTACTGGTAGTAACACCAGTGCTTTTACCACACTTAAAACAGATGTAGTTAATTATTTTACAGATAAAGTTGCACCTAACGTTAGCTTATCTGTATTGCCTCCTACATATGTTCCTGTTAACCTTAATATGACTTTGCATGTGCTTCCACAATACAGTCAAGCATCGGTGGTAACTCAGGTTCAAAATGCTTTATCTAGTTTAGTTTCTTACAATAACTCATTCTTTGCCGATAGGGTTCCGCCACATTTTGTTTTAAATTCTATTACAAATATTGACGGTGTTGATTATGCCACTGTTGAGCATTTACGTAAAAACTCTAATGAACAACGCTATTGGGTTTATTACTATACTCGTACTGCTGGTACTGCCACATTATTTTTTCCAAATAACCACAACATTACCGCTGGACAAATAATAACAGTTTCTGGCGTAGCTACTTTTGACGGCACATACGCTGTAAACTCTGTTACTACTAACTCAGTAACAATTACAGTACCTGCGGGTACAGCAACACCTACGGGTGTCACATCATCAGCTGTGACGGTTCCTGGAGCTTACACCATTCCTATTGCAACTCCAGCTGCTAAAGGAATTGTTGCAGGTATGTATGTTACTGGAACTAACTTACCTACTGAATCGTATAACCCAGCTATAGTTACATTAGTAAGTGCAGCCTCAATTACTATTTCAGTAATTATTGGTTCTGTTACAGCAAGCGGTACAGCCCTTTCGTTTAGCTGGCCGCCTAGCACATACTTAAACTTAGCTTCTGTAACAGCGGTAGATTCAACTACTTTAAATGGAGTTGTTACATCTGGAATTGTTTGTGCCGCTAATGAAATTCCTATTAAAGGTACATTCACTATTGCCGCTACTGGCGGACTTCAATAAAGGAGAATAAATAAATGGCAACTTATCCAGCTTCGTTAAAAACCTATACTAATAAAGTAGATGGTGTTGACACAGTATTAGCTGCTGATATGAACAGCGTTCAAGGAGAAATCCAGGCAATTGAAGGCGAGCTCGGTACTACTCCAAGGACTTCTATAATTGCAACTGGTGGTACGTATAACGCATCCGGAACAAACACTACTGTAGCAGCTAGATTAAATAACTTAGAAGCCGGACTTACAGGTGATGGTACTAACGGTACACGTGTCGGATATACACAACTTGCTACTGGTTCTCTAGCTAGCACCTCAACTTCAGTTTCAATCACTACTACGGGATATAATAAAGTAGTTGTAATTATTTATTTCCAAAACATGACTTCTGGAAGCAAAGTTGATATGAACGTTAATAGCTCTACTTTACAAAAATTTGGTAGGTTTAACTATGCCGCTTCTCCAACTGTTGTAGGAGATAATGCTGCTACTACTGGTCTTCCAATAACTAATAATGCTGCCCCTGCTAGCGGTGACGCATTGCAAGCAGAAATTTATAACGCATCCGCATCAGGTACTAAACCAATTAACTGGACAAACGCACTTGGTTGGGGAGCTGGTTCATATATTTCTGGTGGAACAATTACTGGAGCAATTACAAACATTACTTTTTCTCACGCCACTGCTCCTACTACATCGACATATTATATCTACGGCGTTAAGTAATAGGTAAATAATGACAACTTATGGTTCTAAAGTATATGGGGTTTTTAGGTATGGTATTGGAGCCACTACCGATATAAGCGCATACCCGTTTACTACACAGTCTTTAGACTATGGAACTATTAAACTGTCTTGGGTGTATCCAAATAATACAAGCACTTTTCCTGTATCTGGAACAACGTTTTTAATAGTAAGAAGCGCAGTTGGTTTTCCTATTACGCCTGATGGTGGAAATGTAATTTATAAAGCTACTACATCTGAATTATCAAGCCTTTTAGGAACTACTGGTACGCTTACAGATACAGGTTCTTTTTACGATCCTATTACCGGCTCTGCAACTACTACTTATACTTCTATCACTACGGGCACAGTAGACGCTAGCATTTACGTAACTCTTACTGCGGCTAACGCAAACATTAAAGTTGGTCAACTAGTTACTTATACCCCAACGATTTATTTAACCGGCCCCAACTCAGGTAGTGGAGTTGTAGGAAACACTACTGTAGCTGCAATTAACGGAACTACCTTAACTTTAAGCAAACCTGCTTATATTCCAGACGGCACTACTTTAACATTTTCTCCAACGTTCTTAACTCCAGGTAAGTCCTATTACTATTCCGCGTTTGTTTACACAAATAGTTATTGGCAACGTGTTGGAACTGCCATGGGCACATCTATTAAGGACTATAATACCGCTAATGTAATGTATAACTCCTTGCCTCAAGTTTATTTATCTTCCTCAACTAGCTCTAATAAAAATAATGACTTATATAACTTATTAAGAGTTATTGGTGTTCAGTATGACCTCATTAAAACAAAAGTAGAGAACGCTAAAAATAGATACGATGTAAATAATTTAGACGGCAAGTTATTGCCAGCTCTTATGGACCAAATGGGCTTTTCATATGAAAGCGGATTGGGCATACAACAAAGCAGAAGGATGCTTAATAACGCTGATTATATCTACCTTAATAAAGGAACTGGCCAAGGCGTAAAACAATTTGTTACTTCATTTACCGGTTACCCGGCGACTATTAACCCTTTTAAAAACTTATTTTTGACACTTGATTGTGCTTCTTTTGAGACATCTGATGGATATTGGGGTACTAGCGGAAACGCTATGACGGCCGTAAATACTACCCCAGCGTTAGAAGGAGGAAGCCCAGCAGCTTACTCTGAGTCTAACTCCCCTACTGGTTATGCAAATAGTCGTCTTGGTTATTTAAAAGCTACTATAACTTCAACAGCTGGCCAATCAGCATGGGAGTTATCATATGGAATATCTACAGATAGTTTTAGCATAACGGCAACTACAACCACTAATGCTGTGGATGGTTATGGTTTTGTTACGCTTACTACTACTGCTGAACATGGTTTTTCTGTTGGACAATCTATAGTTCTTCAAGGCATGACCCCGAATTATATAAACGGCATAATTAAAATAATTAGCGTTCCTAGCCCTACTTCTTTTACTTTCTATAACTCAGCAATTGCAGCCGCTGGTGTTTCTGGCGGTCCAATTACAGTTTCTCCAACAAGCGGTTCTGGAACAATTAACTCATATAACCCAGTTCTTTATGGAATCCCAGTAACCGGTGGAACAAGTTATAAATTTTCTTTTTACGGTTATTTTCCAACCGGACGTGAAATTGGTCCCGGAATTAAATGGTATGACCAATACGGATCATTCATCTCTACCGCGTTAGGTAGTAGTACAGCAATTTACGATATTGATGCAAATATTTGGACTAACAAATCATACACTAATACAGCCCCTACTTATGCTGCCTATGGTGTTCCTTTTATACAGATTTACAACACTACAACTATAGGTATAGCTAATTTAATTACGGTAGGTGATAAATATTACTTTGATGCTTTCCAATTTGAAGCTTCCCCATTTGCTACAAAATATTCTGATCCTAGACGCGTGGACCTTTATTTAAACGCTCCTAGAATTAACCAGGTTATTAACCCTGGATTTGAGCTTGCTACTACTAACTGGTCTACTACTGGTACTAGCGCTTTTGCAACAGATGCTACGGCTGGAAATGTGTATCCAACTAGTTCAATCGGCTTAGGTACTGCAAATAGCACAAAGTCGGCTAAACTTACCGCAAATGCTGCATCTACTACATTAACCCCAAGTAGTACTATTGCAATATCTGCAAATACACAATATTCGTTTAGTGCTTATGTAAAAGGTTCAAACGCAGATACTGTTACTGTAAGCGTTATTTGGAAAGATTCTGGCGGTACTACTTTACAAACCGATACCTCAGCCGCCTTAACTTTACCTACCGCTACTTTTAGCCGTTTGTCGTTAACTCCTATCTCAGGTTCTACACAAATGATTTCCCCAGCAACTGCTGCAACAGCAACAATTACATTAACTTTTACTGGAGCTAGCACTCATATTTACTATGTAGATTCTATTTTGTTTGAATCAAGTGCTACTGTAAATGCCTATTTCGATGGCGGTACTGGGTACAATAACACGGATGATTTAGTTTGGGAGCAAAATGCTGCCGGTACTAAAGGTACAGCAAGCACTGGTAGAAGCCTTTATTACCCTAACAAATTCTTAACTCAAAATCGTTTAAACGCTGTACTAGCTGACTACCTACCTCTAGGGTCTACTTACGCGGTATTTATTGGTACTACCGCTACTTGACGTTTTTTAATTCTTCTGTATACTAATACTTCCGTTCATAGGAGGTAATTATGAGACGAGTAACCATCGCGGTTATGGGTAATGGTAAAACAACCCGGGCTAACGTAGAGGCCCTTATTAGTGATGTTGTAGATTCAGTTGATGAAGCAACTATCGCTATTGTATATAATGAAAAAAAGTCTGATGGAGTCGAATGGACTTATCAATACGCAATCGATAAAGAACTACCAATTCTTGATTATTCTAGGAATAATTATGAAGAACTTTTGGTTGATAATACTAAGGAAGAACTTAGATTCTTTGCCTTATGGGATGATGACGACTCAGAATGTCAAGCCGCCGCTGCAATAGCTCAGCAACACAATATCCCTGTCTATGACCTTACAAACGGTCTTATGTTAATACCCTTAAGCCAAGGAACTATTGCAAGTCCCCCACGAGTTGTAATGCCTGTGGTAGAGACTCAAGTAACTGAGGAGACTGTTCCTGATGAAAAGGCAATTAAAGCTATTAAAGAAGCTTTGCCTGATGATGAAGAAGATGAAGCATATGACAGCGAGTACGACTTAGAAGAAAATTTGGTTGTGCTAATGTCAGAGATGGGTAAGATTTTTGCCCGATCATTTGCTAAAGAATTTAAACGCATCATCAAGGAATAGCATGTCTATCAATATTAGTCGGCAGGCACAGGACTGCCTAGCTTTCCTATACCTAAATCCAACTCTTATAATAAATCACCGTACCCTGATGGAACACAAGGGCTTGAGCAGACGCAAAAGCTTGGTTGTTTTACAAGAGCTACGAGACGCAAATTGCATCAAAATGACTAGAATAGTTGGTGCAGGTACTAAAACTAAAGTGGTAATGTCTGACGTGACCAAATCGGTCATATCAGGTTATCGCCATATAGCAGTACAGCTAGTAAGCCATATTTCTAATAGCAATACAGCTAGTACTACTAATATAGCTACAAATAAATTCCTCGACGAGGTCGAGGGGAAGGAAAAAGAAGTGGGTTATGAGTACTTTAAAAAGATGTCGTCTCCAGATGACGATACTCTGGTTGACCGCGCAAAGCATCTGGCGCAGAAGAAAGCCGAGTACGTGGAGGTTCGCGAGGCTAAGGCGCAAAAACGCAAAGACCAGCACCGCTCCAAGATTGCTCCATCAGACTGGACATGCAAAGACGTTGCATACGAATTTGGGGACCGCATGGCCGATATTTGGTCCATCAAACCCTTCAGTATCACTCAGTCCCGGTTTGTACAGGCACTCTCGGTATTCCGGAAACAGCATGATACGAACGGTGAAGTGGAGCTCAAGATTATCGAGCTATTCTTCAGCACCCTCAAGTCCGAGAAGTACACCGACGGGAACCATCTATGGAGAGCCTTCCTCTACAAAGCCCCCAGCTTGCTAATGCAGGCTCGTGAGAGTATCATCACGGTAGAGCAGCTGGAAACGAACATTATTCGTGACCAAGAGCTAACTAACCGTAAGCTTGCTTTGCTAGACGAGGATGAAAATGTATAAGCCAAACGATTTGCCGGCCCGTAGGCGGACTTGGGTGAAGATTGCGAGTATACCCCCAGCCAAGCTTGGTTGGACCCTTGAGGACTGTTCTGACGTCTCTGCGGACGTAATGACGGCCGTCTCTAAGTGGTTTTCCGCAGTAACTTCAGATAAGGTAATCCGAGCCGAAGGTAAGCAAACTTGTGGTCTTGGTTTAATGCTTTATGGACTTCCGGGTCGCGGTAAGACCACAATGGCTAATACTTTGATTCAAGAAGTGCTTCGTAAAGCAGCTCCAGAAATTCTAGGTATGGAGCCAGGCAAGACAGTTTCGCGCCCTTGCTATTTCATCACTTACAACGGGTTACTTGACCTTAAGGGCGCAATCATGGAAGACCACGAGAGCGATGACGAGTTGCTTTACAACGGTATTCTTGGTGAAGCTTATGATGATGCGTATAACGTACGAGTCCTTGTTTTGGATGACGTAGGTAAAGAGCACGCAAGTGCTTCAGGCTGGCAGAAGAATATGCTTCATCACGTTCTTCGTACACGTTTCAATAATGGTTTGCCTACCATAGTTACCACCAATATCAAGATGGACGATTGGGAGGCTCACTATGGGTCTGCTACTCAGTCGTTTGTTCACGAGGCTTTTATTTACGTGAACATGGATTCATCTGCGGATTTGAGGAAGTAACGTGGCCCCAGGAAAAAGCGCACCAGAAAACAAACGACTGCTACAAATATTTCTTAGCCATAGGTCGGACAGTCCAGGTCCAGGAATTTTTGAAGTAAACACTACTCCAGATAAATATTTGTCATGTAATTGTCCAGGGTTTGCTGCCAAAGATAGTTGCAAACACACAGCGTTAGTAGAGCGCAGAATTGAAGAAGGTGGGGGAATGTATCCATTTGATTTTTCTGACAGAGTTAACACAGAACAAATACGAGTTGCAATGAGGACCGAACAAACATTTAGAGACTTCATAATTAAACACGCTAAAGTGGAGATTTACTAATGCAAGGGAATGACATTAGCAATTCGTTACCGCAACGTGTTATAGTGACTGCTGATGTAATTGTAGATGTTTACGAGGACAATAGAAAAGTTCTTGGGTTTGTACCAGTTAAAAAAAGACGTAAGGAATATAACAGAATGGTGCTTAGCCACTTGTATATGACTACTCTTAAACGCGGTATTACAATGGAGCTTATTAGCTTTACTCATTCAGAAGATGAAGTGGTAGAGTTAATGCTTCACTTAGACAAGCTTGGAACGAACCCATTTCGTTACGGCTCGTCTTACAAATCGGTAGATAAGTTAGTTGCAGAACTTCCTTATCGACCAGAGGTTATCGGTGTAATTGATATCCCATCGCGACTACTTCGGTATGGTCGATGGGGGATGGACTTTCCTTCATTATGAGTACAGAAACAAAACTAATTGGTGCGGCCATTCGTGTCCGCGACCTATCCCCGTTATTTGAGCGCGGTGTATCAGACTCGTGGTTTTCTAACGAAGAAGACAAACGTGTATGGACCTACTTACGGACTCACTTTGCTAAGTATGGCGAAAGTCCTAGCGAAGAAGTAATTGCAGCAAACTTTCCTACATATCGTGTAGCGGAACTAACTGACTCAATAGATTTTCTACTTGATGACCTTGTAGACAAACGTCGTAAACTTTCTATTAGCAACACGCTACGTCTTGCCGTAGAAGCAATTCAAACTGAGAAAGACCATGAAGCCGCATTACTTTTGATGCAGGGAGGTCTTGTAAAGCTTGAAGAAGAAGGTTTGAACAAAACCTCCGATATCAACTTGATTACAACCACAGAGTCACGCTGGGAAGATTATTTATTCCGTAAGAATAACCCAGGTCTATTGGGAGTCGCTACCGGATTTCCTACAATTGACACCGTAACTAATGGGTTGCAGAATGGCCAACTGATTGTAATTGTTGCTACACCTAAGACCGGTAAGTCAACACTGGCTTTGCAGATTGCCAATAACGTACATAAGCAAAACCTATCTCCAATGTTCCAATCTTTTGAGATGACTAACCGTGAACAGCAAAATCGTTATGACTCAATGCGTGCGCTTGTTTCACATAACCGCCTTATCTCAGGTACGTTAAGTAAAGAAGAAGAAAAACGATTCCAAGATGCCCTATTGACTATGGCGGATGACCCTACAAACTTCTGGCTTGTAGATGCCGCTCACGGTATTACCGTGTCATCTATCCAAAGCAAAATTCAAACGCTTAACCCAGATGTCGTGTTTATTGACGGTGTGTATTTAATGATGGATGAACAGACTGGCGAGTCAAACACCCCACAAGCTTTGACTGGTATTACTCGTTCTTTGAAACGTCTAGCTCAGAGAACTAATAAGCCTATTGTTATTACTACACAGGCGCTTAACTGGAAAACCAAAAAGGGTAAGGTATCTACTGACTCAATCGGTTACTCATCCTCATTCCTACAGGACGCAGATGTCGTGTTTGGTCTTGAGCGCGAAGATGAAAACGTAGATGATACTAGAACCCTAAAGGTTATGGCTGCTCGTAACAGCGCTAACGTAGAGGCATCCCTAATGTGGGATTGGTCTAGCGGTTTATTCCGCGAAATGACAAGCGACGACGTATGAGACTAGAAGAGATGGAAAGCGTATTAAGACGCTTAGATATTGAGCCAGTTAATGCACGCGGCTCAGAGATACTTGCTTTATGTCCAGGCCATAAAGAGATTACGGGTAAAGAAGATCGTAGCCCATCTTGGTGGATTAACTCTGACACAGGCGCACACATTTGTTTTTCTTGCGGGTTTAAGGGTAACCTATGGGCTCTTATTGCAACTGCACAAGGATTACGAGATGCTAATGGTTTCTTAGATTACGCAGACGCTAAAGACTGGTTATACCTATCATTCGATAACATTCAACTAGGTACGCATGAAGAAGAAGAACAAGAGTCGGTGTTTAAAGAAGTTACGACTATTACAGAGTCTAGGCTTGCCTTGTTCACATATCCACCACAGCACGCATTAACTGCCCGCGGGTTTACTTTACAAGCGGCAGAAAAACATCAGTTACTTTGGGATACAGCGCACTCAAATTGGATTTCCGTAATCCGTGACCCGCATTCAAATAAATTGTTGGGTTGGCAGGAGAAAGGCTTTAGTCGCCGTTATTTCCGAAACTACCCACAGGGTGTAGAAAAATCCACAACGCTGTTCGGCCTTAATAAGTACACAGGTGGACGCATGATTATCGTAGAGTCTCCGTTAGACGTGGTAAGATTAGAGTCAATCGGGGTCCCCGGTGGAGTGTCTACCTATGGCTCAATGATTTCTAATACTCAATTAGAACTAATAAAAGAAGCAGATGAGATTGTGTTTGCATTTGATAATGACGAATCTGGAATTAACTCTTCTAAAAAGATGCTAGAGCAAAATCTAGAGGCTTGGTATTTTAACTACGGCCAGACGGATATGAAAGATGTAGGTGCTATGAGCAGAACTGAAATTCTTTATGGGCTACTTACAGCTAAGCACTCTGTAAACGGATTAGGAGCTTTACAATGGGATTCGTAGGAACGCTGCTTCCTTATCAGCCAGAGGCTGTTGATAAGATGATTGAGCGCGGCAAGATGCTTGTTGCTTATGACTTAGGGCTTGGTAAAACCGTATTGACGATTGCGGCTATTGAAGAATTAATGGATGAAGGCAATATAACTGAGCCAGGTTTGATAATTTGCCTATCTAGCCTTAAATACCAATGGCAGTCTTCTATTACTAAGTTTACTAACGGCTCAAACTCAATCGTTATTGACGGCAACCCAGAGCAGCGCAAAAAGCAATATGACCGTGCGATGCGCTGGAAAACTTCTAAAATCGATTACGTAATCATGAACTATGAGCAAGTAGTAAACGACTGGGATTCTGTAAGCAAGTTGCCTAGAGGATTTATTGTTTTAGATGAAGCCACTGCTATCAAGTCGTTTAAGTCAAAGCGTGCCAAGGCTGTTAAGAAACTGGCTACTTGCGAATATCGGTTTGCTCTTACTGGAACCCCAGTAGAAAACGGCAAGCCAGAGGAACTATTCAGCATCATGCAGTTTGTTGATGACAGCGTTTTGGGGCGATTTGATAAGTTTGACATGACATTTATTGTTCGTAACGCGTGGGGTGGCGTAGACCGCTATCGCAATCTATCTACCTTGCATGAGCGCATGAAGACAGCGTCTGTTCGTAAAGCTCAAAAAGACCCTGACGTTGCTCCATTTTTACCGGACACAATACATAAAGATCCAATATTTGTAATGATGGACCGAAAGACAGCTAAGTTATATAAACGTATTTCAGATGACTTGCTAATGGATTTAGATAACGCTCAAACGCTTTTTGGAAGCTCTTTTAACGTATTAGCTCATTATGGCTTTGAAAAGTCATGGGGTGGCCCAGCAGATGAACTACGCGGGCAGGTTATGTCTAAATTAGGTTGTCTTAAAATGCTTACCTGTTCTCCTGAACTTCTTAAAGTAAGCGCAAAAAAATTTAGAAACGGTAACGGTGAAGGTTCTGCTTATGCTGCTCAATTAGATGAAGAAGAGTTATTAGAAGGACTTTCTAGCCCAAAACTTGAGGCGTTTGTAAGTTACGCTAAAGACTTTCTAGAACAGGATGAACATAATAAACTAGTAGTATTTTGTACCTATGTAGATATGGTAGATATCATTGCTGACCGCCTTGGGCGTGACATCAGTGTTACATATACAGGACAACTTGACGCTAAGACAAAGGAAAAACATAAAAATGCTCTCAATAACGACCCTTCTATTCGTGTGTTCGTTAGTTCTGACGCCGGTGGTTATGGCGTGGACCTTCCGGCGGCGAACATGCTCATTAACTATGATTTACCTTGGTCTTCTGGTTTGGCTACTCAGCGTAACGGCCGCATTCGTAGGGCTTCTTCTGAGTGGAAAACCATTGTGATTCAAGATGTGCTGGTTACTAACTCAATTGAAGTACGCCAACATTCAGCTCTTCAGCAAAAGAACGCAATTGCCTCAGCCGTAATTGATGGTGAGGGTATTAACGATAACGGTGGGGTGGATTTGACAATTGGCACACTTCGTGGTTTCCTATTAGATATGTCGGTGTAACATGCCTAACTATCAATATAAATGCCCTGACTGTGAAGCTACTTGCACGATTACACAAAATATAAACGAAGAAGCAAAGACACCTAAATGCCTTGCTTGCAATAAATTGATGACCAGGGTTTTTGGAAACCTTGCAGTTCAGTTTAGAGGCGGCGGCTGGGGAAGAGGAAACTAATGGCACTTGGACAAATGATGACTTTTGAAAAATGGCTATGGCTTGGGCTTACCCAAGGTTGGGTAGGTCCTACTATCTGTCATACTCACGATGGCTTACCTATGAGCGAAGAAGAATACAAGGAGTATGACAGCGGAGATGACCCATGTATTCATATATTAAGACTTTACAACAGCCCAGAAATTAAGGCTGCCGTAGAGGAAAACCACTCACCTAGCGTGTGGCGAGCAACTAATTCAGGCTATGAAGTATAAGGAGATAAAATGGCAAAAGGAAAGCCAGCACCAGCACCAGTTAAGAAAGCCGGAGACGGCCGCAATAACGGTAAAGCACCAAAAAAGCGACCAAAGATTTTTGACGCTATCAAGCGCAAATTAGTTCGCAAGAAGTAAAGATGTTATTACTCCCTAATAAAAAATACGACGTTATTTTAATGGACCCGCCATGGTCTTACTATGGCGCACAAGACAAGATGGGGGCTGCTGCAAAGTTTTATCCAACTATGTCGGATGAAGACTTAATAGCTATGGATATCCAAAGTATCCTAAACAAACCTGGCGTAATTTTTATGTGGGTAACATCGCCTCGCCTGGACTTTGCTATTGATCTTCTACGAGCATGGGGGTTTACATATAGAGGAGTTGCGTTTACATGGGTAAAGACTCGCAAAGACGGCTTGACCCCAATAGGCGCGCAGGGCGTCCGCCCGAGCATCGTAAAACCGACAACCGAGTTTGTTATTGTTGCCTCAAACGTTACGAAGGGCCGACCCCTGCCCCTTGCAGACGAAGGTGTTTCCCACGTGGTCCTTGCTGCAAAAATGGAGCATTCAAGGAAGCCAGACGAAGTTCACCGAAGAATTGAGCGTCTGTACCCAAATCAATTAAAGCTTGAAATGTTTGCTCGTAGGCCGATGGATGGTTGGGATGTTTGGGGCAATGAGATATAAAGTCTAAAAAGTAGTTAATAAAAAACCCCCTGCTAAACAACAGGGGGTTTTTACTTAAGATTTAAGCCAATGGCTCTTCTTCTTCAGGGGCATCTACATGGTCTGTTAGTTCTGTCAGGTCACCAAAGTCAGCAAGTTCTGGAGTTTCAGCAGCTGATTCTTCTAGTGCTTGTTTAACTTCAGGGTCATTTGCTGATTGTTTTGCAACAGCAGCACGGAAACCTTTTTCAATGTCTTCGTTTGAAATACTTGCATCCCAAGCTAGTTGAACACCAAAGTAAATGATGATTGATGAGAATACAGTAGCAACACCATTTAAAGCACCAAGTAGTGGACCAATGCCTGATGCAGCACCAGTAGCCATACCTGGGATTGCAGCAAACATAACCACACCAATAGTGCGCTTAATTAAATTACCAAGTGCTTTCATTATTTAACCTCTTGCTTACAAGTTGGGCAAACCTTTGGGTCTGCATGGACCGGGGCAGCCACTGGCTTAGCAACTGGCTTAACAGCTTTTTGCTTTGCAATTTGGCCTTTAATGTACTCGTGAGCGTTGTAAACTTTGCCACCAAACACACCTTCAGCAGAACCGCTTAGTGTGAAGTGTAGGTGACAACCAAAACTCGCTGAGCCTGTGTTACCTGCTTTACCAACTACGTCGCCTGACTTCACGACTGTTCCAACCTTAAGTGGTGATGGTTCATTCATGTGGCAGTAACCGAAGTAGTGGCCGTTATCTGTCTGTAGTACAACAACGTTACCAAGAACGGTGCTTTTTGCTAAAGGTCTATTAAGTACGATTGTTCCATCATTTACAGCAAGCAAAGGCTCGCCAACAGGGAAACCGTTATAATCGGTTCCACGATGACCTGGAGCTTTGTGCCACTGGTCTACTGCGCCAAATAGTGATCCGAGTTTGACCTTCTTTACCGGGAAAATCCAGTTACCCATAGTGGGGTTCCTTTCGAAGGGTTGGAGGGGACAGTTCTATTGTCTCTTATTCGTCTCTATTTCGCAGGGGGAACGTGGCTATCCATATAACCAATGAACCTATGATGCACCAGCCAACTACCGCCTTAGCAGAGCCTTCTAGTACAACCCAGGCTACAAACATACCTAAAAGAGTCCATATTTGGCCTATAAGGTCATTTAAAAACTTCATTTTTCTTTCCTTCGGCTAGAACTTGATGAACTTGATGCTGCACTTGCTGCGCTTTGAGCAGCCATAGATGCAGCTTGTGTTGCTACTTGTGTAACAATAATGGCCGAAATAACCACTTTCTGTGCTTTTGCTCGCACAGCAGGAGGTAAATCTGCACCAATGTTGCCTAAAGCGTTAAACGCATCAGCTAATCCTTGAAATGCTGCCCCCAACAATGGAATATCTGCAACTGGATTATTGTTGTTAAATTCCTTTGGGGGTATTATTTTAAATTGATTACAAACGCTTGCCTAGGAAGGTACGCACCATCAGCAAAATACTTTGGGTTATTCTTTTTTGGTTTACGCTTATCAGCAGCAGTAGGCTTTGGAATGTTTGCTAGGTCTACTTTTGCTTGAACAACTTTGGCTTCTAGGTCGTCTACCTGTTGTACCGCAGACTCAATAGCAGCAAATGTGCTACTGTACTCGGCTTTTAGGTCACGCAAGTTGGCATCAGCGACTACTTTGTCATCACTTCTGTTTTGCCAGTTAGATTCGGCGTTACTCATGACGTACTCTAGTGGAACTAAAATAGTGTGCTTATTTGCTAACGAACTTCCAGCGTATCCATAGGCTGCTTGTTTGCCGTCATAATCATCACAAGCATTGCTGTAAACCACATTTGCCTGCTCTTCAGCGGCTACTGCCTGAACATAAAGAGCGGTCTTAGCGTTTAGTACAGCAAGCAGTGCTGGGTTTTTAACCAAGTTGGCTACTGCGCCCTGTGTGAAGAATGACGCTGGGGCTACTGCATAAGAACTACCGCCTAGAGGTTTGTAGTTTAAACTAGAACAAGCACCGCCACCCCACTCATAGAACCAAGCGTCAATAGCGTAAGACTTTCCACCTGTAAAGGAGAACATGCCTGTAGAGTTTGCTCCACAGCCTTTTAGCGACCAGTCGTTGATTACCTGAGTTCCGCCAATTTGCATATAGAAACCATCATCAGCAGGGGCCTGGAAGTAAACTTTAGTTGTTGTTGGGTAGGTAATGTAACCCTTGTAGTGAAGCATGATGTAATCAGAACCACAACCTAGAATGTCACCGCCACCCCAGTTGGCGTCAATGTTGGCTACAGTAGTTGTCTTACATTTGGTGTAAGCAGTGTCTGATTTTTGTGGAGGGTTTCCGTAACGGTTAATGCCTGTGTAAACATCAACAACCAAACCAGCGGCATTTTTAACGCTACCACCCTCGGTAATTAACTTGGTGTCATAATCATTTTGTGCTTGATTCATAACAGCCTGAGCGTTATCAGCGTTCTGCTGGGTTACTGCGTAAGAATTATAGGTAGAGTCCACTACATCAGCAGCAGCATTTACTGCGGCCACTGCCTGAGCGACTACTACTTCAGCAGCCTGAACATCAGCAAAAGCCACATCATAGTCAGACTTTTTACTGTTGTAATCGGACACAGCAGCCTCTAAAGCATCTTTTGCTTCAGTAGCGGCAGTCTGGGCAGAGTTAATAAGGTCAGCCTGAGAGTTAGACGAGTTAGTCCAACTATCAAGGTTAGCTTGTGCGTTGGATAACTGATTCTGAAGGTCTTGTACCTTTGCCTGTGCCTCAGCAACTTTTTGGTTATAGTCAGTTGTGCTATCAGCCATAGCGGGGCTAGACAACCCAAACATAAGAAATAGTGAAGTTGCGGCTACAAATAAAGTAGAGAACTTACGCATTTTTTTCATTGGTTTTTTCCTTTTCATTTTCGACATTTTTTAAAGATACGGTTTGCTGGAAAGCAGCATTAATTTCATTTAGGGTAAGCTTTCCATCTTCTAAGAAAGCCAAAGCAAGCAGTTCAACTACTTTAGCTACGGCCATTACACCGCCCATTACAGCGCTAAACCAAATAGGAATTTGGATACCGCTCATAGAGCCGGCGACTGTACCCGCACCGATTACGCCCAGTGCTGAGGCGACAAATGTTGCAAGTACACGCAACATTACATTGCCAAAAAGTTTCATAATAATTTTCTAAACTAAAGATTTATAGGGGAGTTTAGGTATAGAAACGCGTGTTTTAAGCAGGTAACTGCGCGATTAATTTGACAAATAGGGTCAATTCCATTATCTACTAGCCAGGTGTGTTTTTTTGGCTAAACGTTGTTTGGCTCCGTATTTCTATGCTATGGTCTTACCTATAACTGAATATAGTGTCACTTCGACAATAAACGACCCCAGTACTAAAGCAATGAAAGGTAAGGTCGCCAAATGAAAAAGTACGTAATTATAGCCAGCATACTTGTAACACTTGCTGGTTGTTCCGCCTCTACAGCAACAGCTGTAGCTCAAATTACACAAGAAACAAAGCAACACCAAGTTAAACCATTAACCTTAATTGAGACAGCTAAAGCACACCGCAATACTGCTCAAATGAGGAATGTAGTTAAGTATCTGAAAACTCGCGTAGGACGCACATCTTATGTGTTTTCAGGTGCCAGTCCCCGTGGATGGGACTGTTCAGGTCTAGTACGCTGGGCCTATGAACGATTCGGTATAGAACTACCGCACTCGGCAAATGCCCAAGGGCATATTGGAACTAGAGTCTCAAAGCCAAAGCTTGGAGACATTGTCTTGTTTGCCTACAATGGCAGCACAGACTTCTATCACGCCGCCATTTACATTGGAAATGGAAAAATAATTAATGCACATCGTGGAGCTCATGCCACGATAATTCAACCGCTTACAGATTACAAAAGCGGGCAAATCCGATTTGTCCGTATAGTAAAAACACTGTAAACTAATTGTGGGCCGGATGTGCCTCTCACTCTCCGGCCCACTTTGCCCCTATAGCTCATCTGGTAGAGCGACGCACTTGTAATGCGTAGGTGACGGGTTCAAGTCCTGTTGGGGGCTCTAAACTGATAAAATATTCACATGACTAGAAATAATGCAGATTTTCACGGTGGAGAAACTTTTGGTATAGCGCCTATGGGTAGAGGAAGGTCTTTACACCTAGTCACTGGAGATACCTCTACTAAATGTACTAAATTAGGTGATGTACACGAACCCACCAAATATTCCCATCCTGGCGGTAAATTGACTCGTGACAAAGCAGCTGCTGTAGTAGGGCCAGGTTTAGATAACCAATTATGTCCTAAATGTTTTCCTAAAAAATAACCTATATACATGTATAGACAACTTGTATAGATTCTGTTAAAATCTATATAGGTACGCCAATTGGGTACCGTAAATAAATACTGTGCTACGGGCAGTAAATGTACCAAGGCACAGTTGTCGTCTAAGGAGACAACATGAAAATACGTGATCAATTCCCAGACCCGTGGGATAAACACAACAATCCATATGACCCATATGGTAAAGCAATTCCAAATCCGCATGACCCTGCGGATATTTATAAGAAATGGCAGAAACCGCCTGCCCCAAAGGTTATTACCATCAATGACCTATTTCCAAGCCTAGACCGCTGGTCTATTGGCTGGTCCCCGCTGCTAGAGCAGCTTAAAGAGTTGTCAAATGCTAAGGCAAGTTATCCGCCTTATGACATTATTGACCACAAAGACGATACCACAGTCATCAATGTAGCTGTTGCTGGTTTCGATAAGAAAGAACTATCAATCACAGTAGAAGAACAGGCGTTGAAAATTGAAGGTAAAAAGAAAGACAAAGAACAAGAAGGCGAACTCGTTCACAACGGTATCGCTGGACGCGATTTTAAGCTCACTTTTGCCCTTGCTGAATTTTACGAAGTAGAATCAGCCAAGGTAGAAAACGGGCTTTTGTCAGTCAAGTTGTTTAAGAATATCCCTGATGAAAAGAAGCCAAAAGTCATTGATATCAAGTAAACTATGATGGCTATGGTTCTAAGTGTTACGGTAGCACGGCGGTCTCCAACACCGCAGGCGTAGGTTCGACTCCTACAGAACCAGCTTTTTATGGTAAACTATAGGTATGCCTAACGCACCTAAAACCCCAACACGCACTATCCGTGTGCCTGACGCCCTATGGCTAGCCGTACAAAAAGAAGCCGCTAAGCAGGGTGTAACCGTTACTAGCATTCTTCTAGAAGCTATGGAAAAATTTATTGCTGAAGGACTTGACAAAGTCGCTGAGTAGGGTTTAGATTTATACAGCTAAGACATAGCATCCCCCACGGGGGTTAGACTAAGAGGTATAAATGCCAATTAATAATGATTCAATTCCAGACCCAAGTTTGGAAGAAATCCGTAAAGAAGTTCAGCAGTACGTATTCCTAAAGGAAGAAGTTACTGCTATTGAAGCCCGCGTGGGCACTCTCAGAAAACGTATTCTTGCTGTTATTGAAGAAATCGGAGAGACTAACGAAAAGGGAAGCCTAGTACTTCCTATTAACGATCATGTCAGCAACACGGGTAGCGTAATAAAACAACGCCGTGTTTCTAAAGTGTTTGATGAAGACAAGGCCGATAACTTATTAAAGGAAAAAGGTTTGTTTGATTCAGTAACTAAAACAATTACCGTACTTGACCAAGATGCTGTCATGGCTGCATACTATGATGGTAAGCTAACCGACGAAGACATTGAAACTATGTTTCCTGAAAAGGTTACATGGGCACTAATATTGGAGAAAAACTAATGGGACGCATGTCAGATTTAGACGCAGAACTACACGAACTTCCTGACGAAATTAAAGACTTTATGCACGGGTTTAACAGAGGCCGCGCCGAAGGACTTGCTATAGGTCAAGAAGAAGGTGCTTTTGCAGAACGTGAGCGCATCGTTAAGCTGCTAGAAAATCAACACAACTTTGACCAAATCTTTTTAGATGCAGTGGATGAAGTTATTGCTCTTATCAAGGGAGAAACCAATTAGCCAAATAAATTCTGGTTTATACTCTAGTGCAACTGATGATTGGGGTACGCCTCAAGCATTGTTTGACGAGTTAAACGATGAATTTAGTTTTACCCTGGATGCCTGTGCTAGCGCACACAACTTTAAAGTAAATGTTTATTTTAATGAAAAAATTGATGCGCTAGTGCAGGACTGGGCGGGCATCGTATGGATGAACCCGCCTTATGGTCGTACTATTGGGCAATGGATGAAAAAAGCATTTGAAGAATCTCAAAAAGGTGCTACTGTAGTTTGTTTAGTACCCGCTAGAACCGATACCGCTTGGTGGCATGATTATGCTATTAAAGGTGAGATAAGGTTTTTAAAAGGCAGACTAAAGTTTGAACAACCAGGGTTTGTAAAAAATAGTTCAGCACCTTTTCCAAGTGCTATAGTAATTTTTAAAGGAGTTAACTCATGAATCAACGCATAACTAAAAAAGAAATTATTGCAATTGCGGGAATAATTTTAGCTATGCTTGGTTCTTTACTATACGGCTATTTTTTAATTAAAGAAGATAAACCTAAATCATGTTGGGATTTATATACAACTGAGAATGAAGCTATTTTGCACTGTGAGGTTCACGACTAATGAGTGAAAAAGATTTTATTGACGATATGTTTGGCGAGCTTGATGTTTATTATCCCGGCAGTAAACGTAAGCGTAAAGAGGCCCCAGAAATGCCTGCATTAGATACAGACTGGGAAAAAGATTTTGTGTTAAAAACTTTACCAAATGGTAGAGAAATTGAAGTTTATATGTTAGGCTCATTAGCCAAAGCATTAAATAAAACCATCCCTACGCTTAGGCAATGGATGGATAGAGGAAAGCTTCCTCAGTCACCTTATCGCTTACCGGCTAAACCCGATAAGAACGGTAAGATGCATGAGGGAAGGCGTCTTTATAGTAAGGCAATGGTAAAAATTACAGTTGAATTGTTTGCAAAAGCTGGACTTTTGGGCACAGATCGTATAGACTGGAATATACACCGGAATCTTACTAGTAGGATAGCCGAGGCGTGGGAATCAATCCGCGCAGAAGAAAACAAAATAATCAACTAAGGAAAACATGCCCCTAAACAATAATGCCCCAGATGCCGCTAGCTACCTTGCCGACGACATCGACGCCCGCCCATCACAGGCCACAGCAACATCTACATCAGTTCAGTCTGGTTGGGATGCTGCCGAAAGCCTTGCAGTCTCAAGCGAATTTCCAACGGAAGTTAAGTTTGAGGAAAACCAGCACCAGGTCTTCAAGTTTCTTGACGAGAACGGCCCGTTTGCTATTTACAAGCAGCACTTCCTAAAGCAGAAGACAAGCGGTAAGCGCTCGTATGTCTGTATTGGTGCTAATTGCCCACTTTGCGTCAAGCTCCAGGACCGCCCGGAGAACAAGCGCGCTTTTACAGTTGTGTCATTAAACTCACCAATTGGAATGCAGCGTCAGATGCTAATTTCAGGTGCACGCCTATATCAGGCTTTGCACGCAGCTCACTACTCACCACAGGGTCCTCTTACAAAGGGATACTGGGCGATTGTGCGTATCGGTAAGGGTCCATCGACTTCTTACACCGTATCTCCAATCAAGGAACGCGACCTAGAGGAAGACTGGAAACTAGATGCAGATGCTGCATCTAAAGTTGTCAGTGCTTCAGAGGTTTACACCCGCGGACTAATCAAAGAGCACTCCTTTGAAGAGCTCGATGAAATCGCGGATTCGCTAATCTAGATTCAATAGCAATAGGCGGGGACTTGACATCCCCGCCTATTACGCTATTGTGGAGATATTATGAATATTATTACTACTGCCGAACAACTTGCCGAGATGGTAGATTACTACCTAACTCAAGATGCCTTTGCCTTTGACGTTGAAACCGTAGGCCCACGCCGAGGCATGACTCCTGTAAATGAAGTCTTATGGATTACATTTGCAACTAACGGACGCTGTGACGTCATCCCTATGGGCCACCCACACGGCGACTTTATTGAAGAAGTTTTTCCGCTCACCGGTCAGGGCGAAGTTCGCAAAGAAAAGGGGCTAACCCTTAGACCTAGCGACTACAGCCGTGACTCGAAGAAAGCCACTAAAGTTTTTGGTCCCGCACCAGAACAGCTGTATCCAGCTGAGGTGTTTAAGGCATTAGAGCCATTGATGTTTAGCCCAGATGTCCTTACTATTGGCCATAACTTAGTTTTTGACCTTACATCAGTTGCAAAGTATTACGGTGGCCGCGTTCCTGCCGGCCCTTACTTCGACACTATGATTGCTTCATTTATCTCAGACAACCGCAATAAAAATAAGTGTGGTCTTGCTGACTGCCTTAAGCGCGAGTTTGGGTATGAGATGGAAAAAGGTGTTGGTAAAGAAGTTGAAGTTTATGACTTTAATACTGTAGCTAAATATGCTTATCTAGACTCTAAGTACACTTTTTTATTGTGGAAGTCGCTTGTACCTAAATTAGACGCCGCAGACCTTAACCGAGTATTTGCATTAGAAATGGATGTATTGCGTGTTTTATGCGACATGAAATTAACTGGTGCAGTTATTGATACGGTATCCCTAGAACAATTAAAGATTGATTTAGAAGCTAAAGTAGATGAGGCACGAGCCAATATCTATAAAGCTGCCGGTCGCGAGTTTAATATTAATTCTAATCAAGAAAAACAAGTATTACTGTATGGCGCTAAAGAAGACGGCGGACGAGGGCTAAAGCCTAAAGTTCTTACGACTAAAGGTAGTCAAAAAGACAAAGAAGGCGCAGACCTATCACAGTCAGATTACTCAGTATCAGCCGAGGCACTAGAACCTTACCGTGATAAAGACCCACTAGTCACAGCTATGTTGGAATACGCTGACTATAATAAGCTTCTTTCAACTTACGTAATTCCATATTTAGGCGGAGATATTGAACGCACAACTTCTGGAAAAACTCGTACAGAGACCAAGGAAAGCCTTTTAATTAACGGGCGATTACACGGTGACTTTGTACAGCACGGAGCTGAGACAGGCCGTTTTTCAAGCCGTAACCCTAACTTACAGAACGTACCAGCACCTCATACCGCACACGGTAAAGCTATTCGTAATTTGTTTACAGCACCTCCGGGCCAAGTATTAGTTGTGGCTGACTACTCACAGATTGAGCCGCGTGTTATTGCGTCTTTCTCGGAAGATCCGATTATGATGGACAACTATCTAGAGGGTAAAGATATCTATACCACTATTGGTGACACTATGGGCGTAGACCGTAAAGCGGGTAAAGTACTTGTGTTAGCTATGGCATATGGTGTTGGTCCAGATAAGATTGCCGCATCTATTGGTTGTTCTAAAACTGAAGCTAAAGACTTATTAGATAGGTTTGCTAAAGAGTTCCCTGCTATTTCTGCTTATCGTTCCAAAGTTATTTCAGCCACTCGTGCAGGTAAACCAGTTGCACATATCAAAACTATTACGGGACGCCGTCGCTATCTTCCTGAAATTATGTCAAGAGATAATGGACTTCGTGCAGGAGCTGAGCGTCAAGCGTTTAACACAAAGATTCAAGGTAGTGCCGCAGATATTATTAAAATCGCCATGGTACGTGCTTGGACAATGATTCCAAAAGAGGCTAAGATAATACTTACTGTTCACGATGAATTGGTAGTTACTACACCAGCAGAACTGGCAGAAGAAACAGCAGAAAAGCTGCGTGAGGCTATGGAGGATATTCAAGTGTTAAAAGTACCATTAATTGCTGATATTAAAATTGTTGATAAGTGGGGAGAAGCAAAATGACCGATTGGCCAATACCTGAACCAGAAGGTGTGGGAGAAATACATCAAGTACCGGTCACAACTTTGTTTAGGTGGTACTTATACGATACCGTTGGTTCTGATGCTAATAAAAATATTGGAGTTTTTAATCTGTCACCCGTTAGTGAAGAAGGACATGAAAAAGAACAAGATGATTCTGATAACCGACTTTTTAATATCGACGCGCTGTTACCTTTCTTAACTATCTATGCAAACATGAATGCTGAGTTTTCTTTTGAAGCTCACCGCAAAGAGATGTTAAAAATCCCAGGTGTTGATGAAAGTATGTTAGAATCAAGTTCCACAACTTTAAAAGAGTTCTATAGCAATTTAACTTTTAATGGATTGTTAGCAACTATCTCAGCTGCTGTAGAGCTTAATTTAATTAAACTTCACGGTACTTATACCGGATTAAAGGAGACAGATAATGAGTAATTGGTGGGCAGATAAATTAGGCACCCCAAGACAACCACAGCAACCACGATTACCTGAACAACAAGTTCCTGTAGTCCAGCCTGGTATAACACCGCAGTATCCTGGGTATACTCCTAATCAAGGTTATCCTCCGGTTACCCAACAGCCCCCATACAACCCAGAACTAGCCGGACATAGGCTCCCAGCCAGTGCATTGACCCCAAGTCGTTGTCCAAACTGTTCTAGTGGTAATTATGGAAAAATGACCCCAGAGACAGCACCTCGTTGCTATGATTGCGGTTATCCAATTCAACAGTCTGGTTCAGGTATGCCAGGAGTTAGAATACCTAGCAATGGTAATACTGAAGCTGCTAAACAAGTTAGCACCGCAAACAATTTCAACCCTGGCACAATCATAGATAGGATCGGTTAATGTCTAAAGTAGTAGATGCTGTAGTAGCAAAATTAAATAAAAAACTTGGTGAAAATACTATTGTCAAAGCGTCTGAGATTGTACCTATGACTAGGTTTACCTCGGGCTCATTGTCATTGGATATGATTTTGGGCGGTGGTTGGCCAACTAACCAATGGCATGAGATTATTGGTGAAGCAAGTAATGGTAAGACCGCACTAGCCCTTAAAACCATTGCAGCTAACCAGAAAATTAACCCTGATTTTACTACTATTTGGATTGCTGCTGAGCAATGGGTTCCAGAATATGCAGAAATGTGCGGAGTAGATTCCTCACGAGTGTTTGTGTTTAGTAGCAACGTCATGGAAATTGCTTTAACAGCTGTCTTAGAATTTGTAGAAACTAAAGAAGTTGATTGTGTAGTTATTGACTCCCTTCCAGCCCTTGTACCTTCAGCAGAAGACGAAAAGGAAATGGAAGAATTTACAGTTGGCCGTGGCGCAATGCTTATGGGTAAATTCTTCCGTAAAATGGAACGAGCTGGCAAACGCAGTATGTTAGGCGAAGAGCGACCATTTATTGGTTTAATTATTAACCAGTTCCGTATGAAAATTGGCGTAATGTATGGAGACCCACGCACTACTCCAGGTGGCGAAGGTAAGAATTACTTTTTCTTTACCCGCGTTGATGTAAAGCGCGATGAATGGATTGAAATTGGTACAGGTCAGGAAAAGCGCAAGGTAGGTCAAACTATTAAATTCCAGACTAGAAAGAACAAGTCATCACCTCCGGGACAGACTGCATTTGTAGACTTTTACTTTGACGACGGTTCTGGTATTGATAAAGGCGAGTATGATTTTGCCAAAGAAATCGTATCCTTAGCAATTATTAATAAAATTGTTGTAAGAGCCGGTGCATACTACCGCTACTCAGAGCGCCAGTGGCAAGGTGCAGATGCCTTGCTTAATTCAATTCGAGAAGAAGTTGATTTGCAAGACCAATTAACTAAAGATGTGATGGGTACCCTAAAGCTTGGCTAAGTCAGAAGGCCAAAAACAATCCCTTAAGCATGAGAAACGCCTTGCTAAAGCCGTCGGAGGTCAACGTAGTGTTGCCTCCGGTGCTTTTTGGTTTCGCAAAGGCGATGTACGGTCACAAGACCTTCTAATTGAGCATAAATGGACCGGTAAGAAGTCGTTTACCCTGAAGTCTGATGTATTAGAAAAGATAACCACAGAGGCCCTCCTAGACAGCCGTACGCCCGTTTTGGGCATAAGCTTAAATGAGGTTAATTACGTGGTTATGGACGAAAATGACTTTTTGACAATGAGAGAATTTCTGTTACAATGTATAGAGGAGCACACGGAAGAGAAGTAGCTCAACTATTGGAGTTTATTTGTCTACCCCGTTTACTAGCTTTCTTTCAGAACCAGACCCTTGGCAATATGAATCCAAGTGCGGTACCAGAAAATATGATGACAAAACCAAAGATTATGTATTCGTATATAATCCAGACCTTTGGTTTCCGCCAAGAGATAAAGACCTGTATAAGCCAATAGCAGACAAAGCTAAATCAATTTGTTTTGGCCGTGATGGCAAAGGTGAATGCCCAGTAAGATTACAATGCCTTATGTTTGCGGATAAGAACGATGAAGTGCACGGTATCTGGGGCGGCATGAGCCATCGTGAACGAAACGCCTTAAAACGTAAAGCTAAAAAGCAAGGAACTACTTTAGAAGAACTTGCTAAAAAAGCTAGTAGACAACCATAGAAAAGTGTGCTATGTTCTTCAGTGGAGGACATAAAACATGCCAGAGAAAAAACTAAAAAAAATACCAGCAGGTGCATTGAAAAGCTTTGTAGATGCCGGTAAATCAACCACAAGAGTGATTAGCAAAGTAGAACGCTTTGTACTATCGCAACCTATAGATAATTCTAGATCGTTTAACGGTCTGCACCCATCCGCCATGGTTAGCCCTTATTGGTGCCATCGTGCGTCTTACTTTCATTTAAAAGGTAATCACCCTACACCAGAAGCTCGCCAATTTAAACGTGAATTAATTTTTGCACAAGGCCATGGTATTCATGCTACTTGGCAAAATTGGTTTCGTGACATGGGTAAGCTGTATGGTGTATGGGAGTGTAAGAGCTGCTTTATTAAAATTTGGGAAACTAGCCCAGAAGGTTGTGACGCCTGTAGTACGCAAGGAACAATGCGTTATAAAGAAGTTCCCGTAGAATATGACAAGTTGATGATTACTGGCCATTCAGATGGTTGGCTAAAAGGATTTGGCGATGACCTAATGCTTGAAATTAAGTCAGTAGGTGCCGGTACATTTATGTGGTACGACCGGTCAAACTGGTTTGCATCAAATCAAGATTTTGCTGAAGCATGGAAAAACCTTAAGTCACCATTTGAGGCTCACGTAGCCCAGGTTCAGTTATATATGAAAGTGTTAGAGTTATCTGGTCGCACAGATGTACCACAGGAAGCTGTGTTATTGTACGAAGCAAAGCCTACACAGGAAGTTAAAGAGTTTATCGTTCGCAAAGATGATTGGGCAATTCAACCGATTATTGATGGCGCACAAATTGTGGTAGACTCGTTATCCAAGAACAACGCCCCAGACTGTAATGTTGGCGGAGCGTTAAAATGCAAACAATGCGGAGGGTTCAATGAGTAAGACAACATTAATCACAAATGACACCAGCAAGTACATCTTAGATATGCTTGATGAACAAGGATTGACTGTAGACCGTGAAACGTCTATGCCACGCCCAGAGCTTCCAGCTGATATCACAGAGTTAGATGATGAAGACCTAATGCGTTTATACACACATTTATCGGCTTACAGTGAGTTTCTAAGTACGCAATTAGCCTGTGCCATTATCGATGAAAAAGATGCAGAACGTAACAGAGATTATGCTGAGTCAGAGGCAATGCTACGTCATCAGACAAACAACGCTAAGACCACAGTAACTATTATTAAAGCCTTAGTTGATGGCGACCCTACACTCGGTGAAGTGCGCCAGGAGGCCTTGGTAAAGTACTCGTATCGCAAAATGCTAGAGACCATGGTTAATAACTACGAACGTAGCACCGCGGTATGTAGCCGTGAGCTGACCCGTAGAACATCAAGCGATAACTTTAAAACCAGAAGTCGTAAGTTTACCGCATAATGGCAAAAGATAAGGTATTTGGGCCAGGACTAGGGCGAGATGTAAATAGTATTGCAATTGGTATAGACCAATCTTATTCCGGGTTTGGGATAACCGTACTTGACGCAGAAGACGTAGCGGATTATAAAACTAATGTGTTTAAAGCAGAAGGGCTACACATTGACCGTTTGGTTTGGATTCAAGAAAAACTTACAGAAATATTGGACTACTATACTTTCTATAATAAGCCTTCGTCAATTATTGTAGCCATGGAAGGCTATGCCTTTGGCACCACAATGGCCCATATGCTGGGCGAATTAGGTGCCATAGTAAAACTGGTTTGCTACAATGAACTGGATGAATTTGAGGGTAAGTACCCATACATTATTCCGCCAACTACTTTAAAGAAATACATCACAGGTAAAGGCACAGGCGTACAAAAAAATCAGGTACTTTTAGCGGTATATAAAAAGTGGGGCGTAGAGTTTAACGACGATAACGCCGCGGACTCATATGCCCTAGCTATGCTAGCTGCCGGTAAAGGTAACCTAGCCTATGAATTAGAAATTCTTGAAAAGATTAAAGGCCCTAATTTTAGGGAAAAACCTTAATGTTTATGGGGTTTGAGGACGCAAAAAAACGAACAGGGTTTGCTGCCCGTATATTTGCGTATATCTTGGCCTCATACTGGTTAATAATAAAGCGACAAAATAAAGAGTTAAAAACTAGTAAGTTTGATGAACGAGCTAGAGTAGCACAGCTTATAGAAGACGGTGCTCCACACAAATCAGCATCTTGCGGAAATAGCTGTGATGCACATATAATTGTACAATTCATACGAGAACTAAAGGATTAATAAATGGTAGAAATTATTGCAGCAGTAGTATTATTCGTATCCATTACTGTAGTTGTTACTTTAGTATTGGCTGGAATAATGACACTAATTGGCGTTGTAAAAGGTATAGACTTAGAGCACTTTCACGACGATGAGGAATAAAAATTTACAAGGAACCGATCGTACTGGTTGGTGTATAACTGGGCATCATGATAATTGCCCAAAAGTAGTAAAACTATCAATGGGGACAGCCTCAGAGAAAATCTGCGGATGTTCCTGCCACAATGAACAAGGAGAATAACATGGCGTTTAAACCAGGAGACCCAGGCGATTTCAATGGCCTATCAGAAGCAGCAAGAGAATTTATCCGTAAATCAGGACCTACGACAGAGGAGCTAAAAGCACAGGTACTTCAAGAAAACTTTGAAAATATGCTGGCTACTAAGTTTTTAGAGGCAGAGCAGTTGCTGGTTAAAAAGCACAAAGATTATGGACCAAAGAACATCAGCGAAAGCCCTGGCGGCCCTTTGAACGGACTTAGAGTACGTATGCACGATAAGTTAGCCAGAATCAATCACCTGTACGATAGCGGGGCTAAGCCTGAAAACGAGAGCCTGCGCGATAGCTTTATCGATATGGCCAATTACTCGATTATTGCCCTTATGGTACTTGATGGAAACTGGGATAACCGTGAAATCGGGGTAATGCCAGACATCAGAGAAAATTTGGATTGGGCCTAAATTAAGCCTATTTTACCTTTATAGTAGAAGTACGGGAGTACTAACACAATTTAAGGTAATTAAATGTCTGAATCACAAGATGAAAATGTATTACGCGTAAGCGCGTCTAGTAACCCCCAAGCAGTGGCGTCAGCTATTGCACACGCTATTTACGAAAAAGGAACTTGTAAGATTCGCGCTGTAGGCGCGGGACCAGTTAACCAAGCTGTAAAAGCCATTGCCATTGCCAGCGGATATACCGCGCCACGCGGAATAAGCCTAGTATGTATTCCAGGATTTCAGTCCGTAGAGATTAATGGCGAAAGTATCAGCGCAATCGTATTTAAAGTAAATTCAGTTAATTAAGCATATTTAGCCAATTACCTGTATCGTTAAAGTATCAACCATCTTAGGCCAAAGAGGTAAAAACCATGGATAAACAACCACAAGGCAAATTCCCTACAATGGGAACTAGCGCAGCTTCAACTGCTAATAATCCTTCAGGAAAACCTGAAAGAGGAACGCTTGTAAAGAAGAAGAACACAGCATCAGGCGACCCTTACAAGCAGGCAAAGCCTAGCCGCACAAAAATTAAAGCAACAAGCACTAAGCAATACGGTATTACTACAAAGATGCCTTCATATGTAGACCCTCAGATTGGTCCTACACAGGGTAACGGTCGTATTCTGCCAGCGTCTACTAACCGCACATCAGCACAGTTTACAGACGGAATGTCTGACCATAACTAACCCCGACAAGGTATAGGAAAAGCCCCCAGCGATGGGGGCTTTTTTATTGTCTTGACAAACCAAAAATTATCGGCGATAATCAACGTACATCACATTCTTGTGTGATAATAATATATAGAGACCGGGAGAGGTTTATGTTAATAGATGAACTGAAGCTACTGGCAGCTAAGTCAGATGCAATAGGGTGTGTAGTAAACATCTGGGTTCAAGCGCAAGACAAAGATTTCCAAGAAGTTTTTGCCACCCTTCAGGGGAAACCTAATTTAAACATGTCAGAAGCATTAAAGTTAATTAAAAAGTACCATCCAGATATCCCATTTAAGCAAACGTCATTTAACTACCACATGCGAGGAGTATGCACTTGTCCGACAGCTTAGCCAAAGAATTAGCGAAACTTCTGAGAGAAGACCCGCTAAAAGAATTTCCAATCATACAGGCTCAAAAAATGACGATTAAACCGTCAACTATTACTAAACCTAAAAAGGGAAAGAACGATTGGAAATTGGCTGCGCTGCTGCCGGATACCCAAATCGGTTACCGTGTCTATGAGGATGGGACAGTAATTGAATTTCATTCCGAGAAAGCAATTGACATTGCCCTACAGATTATAAACTATGCACATCAACAGTTTGGCGTGGATACTGTGGTAAACCTAGGGGATACCCTAGACCTACCAGCACAGAGCCGTCACCATCAGGAGATTGCGTTCCAGAACTCGACTAATCTAGCCATCCAGCGTGGCTATGAGTATCTGGCTGCCCAGCGCGCTACAGTTCCGGATGCAGAAATTGTATTCCTAGAAGGTAACCACGATTGCCGTATATATAAGTATTTGGCAGAGAACGCACCAGCCGTATCAAATATGCGTCAGGCAGGAACTACTCCAAGTGATTGGCCAGTAAACAGCCTTCCACATTTGTTACGTATGGATGAACTAAACATCAAGTACGCCAGCGGATACCCAGCGGGCGAATACTGGTTGAATGAGAACCTACGCTGTATCCACGGCGACCGGGTTAATTCGGCCGGTAGTACGGCTATGAAGTATATTAATTCAAATCACCATGTTTCCGTAATTTATGGGCACATCCACCGAATTGAAATGATGTACCACACTAACCACACCAGTAATGGGCCAGCTCGTAATGCTGCGTTTAGCCCTGGATGTCTATGTCGTGTAGATGGTTCGGTACCTAGCGTCAAGGGTGGAATTACCCCTAATGAGAAACCAGTTAAATACTGGGAAAACTGGCAACAGGGAGTAGGTTTTGCGTGGTATAAAGACACAGGCGAATTTACCCTACTATCAGTTCCAATCCTAGATGACTGGGCAGTATTTATGGGACAAGAGTTTAGAACTAATTTAGCTTAATTAGTGTATAAACTATAGGTATGCCTAGTCAAAACGTTCAAAGCCTCGGTGCCAATGGTATGTATGGCACCTACACCAACTATGGTGGCGGTGGCGTGGCTGTTGCCCGCTCTGACCTTGACTTCCTGCGCTTAGGTGTTGGCCGAGAACCGTCTGCGGAATATCCAGACGGTTATCTTGGAACAATTCGAACTCGTCGCGATGATCGTGGTCGCCCTAATAGCGTATCTGAGCAGGTCTTAGACGGCCTAAAAGTACGCCAAACGCAACGTGGTTATCAGCGCGGCGTTCATCGCGGCGAGCGAATTGACCCGAGTGATTACTATTTGCCTTCAGGATTTGCTGCAAACCGTGGTATTGCAAGGCAGATGGCTGCCGCTAAGAGAGGTAAGCCTGCTTCTAGATTTGCTCCAGCATTTGCTTTGGCACCAGCGCCTCACTTAGTAAACGACGGTAAGGCAAACACACGCTCTAGTAGCCTACTAGAAATGAATAAAGTCCGCAACACACAGCTACGCGGCTTAAGCCCGCAATGGAGATAAAATGGCATTTTTAGCACCTTTAGCCGAAGGATTAGTAGCAGGAGAAGCCGCTGGTGGAGCAGCTGCCGCAGCTGAAGGCGGCGCAGCCGCTGAAGGCGGAAGCGGTTTACTTAGTAAGTTAGGTAAGGGCGGGTTCATGCCTACTGGCGGTGGACACGGCTATGCAGAACGCAGTAACAGTGGCGAATCTAGGATGGGCTCATTTAATGTAGGTCAGCAGGATGCTGCTATGGCTACTGCGGCTCAACACGAATTAAAGGGCTAATGAATACCCCACAAGTCGGTACTATGAATGACCGTAAAGATGATAGTCAAATGGAAGCTGCGGATGGCGCAGCTGTTGCTACTCCGCCGAAGGAAGGCCGCACTGAGGCGTTTACAACGGGCATGGGCAAAGGGGAGTATTAATGGCTAAAAAAGTAAATATTAAATGCGCACATTGCGGTGAAGCCCAAGAATTAGTAGAAGATTCAAAAGCTATTCCAGGTGTGCCTAGTACTTACGTATCTGCGGGCGAAGAGCAGCACCTAGGTAGTGCTGGTCACGGGGCAGAAGTAATGAAAAAAGAAGCAATTGATAAAGGATTGCGCGAAGCTGGTATGACTCCGTCTGAAGTTAAAGAGTCAGCAACTGGCCGACTAGAAGAATTTGGGCACGGTAAGGATCACAATGGCTAAAAACGTAAAAATTAAATGCAGACATTGTTCAGCTAGCAACGAGATTGTAAGCGATGTACACGCTATTCCTGGCGTAGACGACACATATATACAAAGAGCGATTGACCAACACAAATCCGGATTTAAACACGGCGTAAACTTTGGCTCAAACCAGCTTGGGTTAAAGCCAAAACCGGAAAAAATTAAAGCAAAGCTAGACAACTTTAACCATGGCAAGGACCACAATGCCTAATACCGCAAATGGTAAATATGGATTTAGAGCGTGGGATAAGCCTGTAGGCGTACCACCAGAGGCTGCGATGCCTCCACAGGAGTACCTCGGCCCTTTTGCCAGCAACAATGAGCGTATGCTTACACAGGCCCTAAGAATAGGTAACCTGACCGCTCAAGAGATTCAGCAGTACGTTCGCCCACCAATGCCACAAATCCAGCTATTTCCACAGCGTTTTGGCTATGAAGTGGCGGAATACGGCATTAAAGACATTGTAGAAATGACTGGTAGACCACAGACTCGTGTAGATTACTCACAGCAACCTACAACCACAGAATCAACCAGCCGAAATGCGTTAGGAAATACTTAATATGGATTTAAGCATGATAGACCCTTCTGGCGATGGCACAGCATTTCCTGCACCATACCCAGCGGATATTAACCGTACACAGTATAATGGTGATAAAGGCTGCACTAGTTGTGGGCTTATTTTAAACCCAGTTCAATCCCTTAACTCGGACATCTGCCCGTCTTGTTCAAGACGTCAAGCAGTAAAGCGCGTTAAAAACAAGATGGTCTAAGGAGACAATCATGGCAGTAAATAAGTCACGTTCAGAGAACGAGAGTATGCAAGAAGGCGCAACTGACGGTAAGTACCGTAAGCGTCGCCCAAACACAACTGTAGCCCCGGGACAGGGTGACCAGACCGTTGCACAAAACCGTGCTGGTCTACACCCTTACATGAACTACGGTTTCATTAACAGCGAAGACCCAAACAAGGTAAACCCAGGAAAGTAATCATGGCAACATTTCATGACCGCAGAAGTGGCGAACTTGTTAATTTAGGTAGAGATAGCGAAGGCACTAAATCCAAAATGCGCCTTGATAGCCGCAATACTTTGCCTTATGATTTTTTTCCTACCAAAACTAACCCAACGGAAGTTTCTACAAAACTTCCAGGCGCAGAACATGAGCAAGTATTTCCTTCGATGTCTGCACTAGCTAAGCACCCAAGAATGCAAAAGCACATGAAAGACGAGGGTCAAGGCGTCATTACCCGTAAAATTATTGCACCATTAGTTGCAAAAGGTTATGACATGTCCGCCAAAGCTGTGGATAAAAGTGCTCGTAAACACAATAAACGCACCGGTAATAGGTTGCGTAGAGAAAATCAAGGAAAGTAGATAAAAATGGCATTATTCAGAGACCGCCGTGGCAAAGGTAAAGACGTACAACTTGGCCGTAAAGAGTCCTTTGGGGCACACAACGCTAAAAAGGGTGAGAAAACTAACCCAAATCTTGATGCAAAGACCATGATTACTGGTGGACCTATTCCAGGAGTTGCGGCACCAGGCTCATCTCCAGCATACAGAGCTTCTCAAGCTACTTATGATAGAGTAAAGAATACCAAGGTTCCGGGCGCAACAGACCCAGGAGTGTAAGTAACACAAAACCAAATCATGTGATAGGCTAATCACCTATCTAACAGGAGCACTATATGTCGAATAAAGAAGAGCAAGAACCGTATTTCCGTTTACTGGTGTGTAAGAACTGTCGTACCATTGACGAATTGCCTTCTGCTGAGGAAGACCCAGGCAACACCCTTTTAAACATTACGGTAGAGCGCCACGGTGAGTTGCATTATGGCCGTCTATGGAACGTGCCTAAAGCCGTTTGGTCTACCCCAGCCCTTAAAGAAGATGTAATTAAACAGCTGTCTAACGGCGAAGGCGAAGGCTTAGGTCTACCTTTTTACAATACTCGTATGCAGTTTGCAGATGACGCGATGAACTGTTATAGTTTACATCTACGCCCAAAAGGTCAATGTCCTGACTATAAGTCAGATAAAAAGAAACTTTCGGCAGGTACTGAGCAGATGCGTAAAGCTGAAAACTTAGACAAGTATGCGGGTCCAACCATTTATCTGTGCGATTTTTGCCCAGTTAAATCGTTTAATATGGTTAAATTCCACGATGAAAAAGGTATATCAAAATGACAGATGAAACACAAAACGAGTTAACCCCAGAAGTTACAGAGTTTGAGACAGGATTTTTGGTCGTTAAGGCCAAGTCAGGTGCTTGGCATGTACTGACAGACCTATCAGCGCCTCTATCCATACAGCGCGAAACTACCCTCAACGAGGTCCGTGTAGGCTCCTCAGAGGTAGCATATTCATTAGGGCAACAACAGTTAGCGGCTTTGATTATAACCGCGTTAGCCCCCCAAAGCGAGAGTACAATAGAAGAGTAATATACCTTTAGGAGAACCCATGTTTACTGAAATGTCCTGCAAATGCGGAGCTACACTTCAACTTGACGGGTTCAATGAGAGTTTTACTCAGTTTACTACCATACGCTTTTTAGAAGCCCACACTGGTTGTGGTTTCGTAACCCCAGTTAAAGAAGAAATGCCAGACCGCACTATTCGCAAAGAGTTTGACATCAGACAAATCGTTCCGCAAGATGACGACGAGGATTAAATGCTAGAACCATCAGAAACATCTTATTTCAGCGAACCCGCTGCTATTTTAGACCCACGGTTGTTTAAGAGTAATAAAATACAGCCGATGGTACGTTCTGCTGTTTTGCAATTGCTATTTAACTATTTAGATAAGTATTACACGAGTAGTAGTGCGTGGGCTCACGTTTGGTTAGCTGGCTCTGGGGTTTCATTCCAGTGGGCTGCGCATCGCGACCCAGGTGACTTGGACTGTTTAATCGGTATAGATTACCGCAGTTTTCGCAGTTCAAACACTCAATTCACTGGGCTAAGCGATAAAGAAATTGCCCAGATGTTAAATGAAGGATTCAGGGAAGACTTGCATCCAATTACTGGTGAGTTCTTAGGCGCATTTGAATTAACATTTTATGTAAACGTTCGTAGCAATATTGTAGATATTAAACCTTACGCTGCGTATTCACTTACTGATGACACTTGGACAGTTAATCCATCGCCTTTGCGTGTTGATGTAAGCCCTACCTGGAATAGTGCTATTGAGGGCGATAGAGTACAAGCCATAGATATATTAACTAAATACCAAAATGCTAAAGATAGATATGAACAAGCAGGAAATGAAGCGCTACGTGCAAATGCGAGATCCGAAATGCGTATCGCTATGGTACAGGGTTCAGGTTTGTATGAAAGTGTGCATCAAGGCCGTTCGTCAGCCTTTAGTCCTACTGGTGAAGGTTATGCCGATTTTGCTAACTACCGTTGGCAAGCAGGTAAACAGTCAGGTGTTATTCAAGCATTACGCTCATTGAAAGACGAAATGGACGCCCAAGATGAGGCGTTAAACAAAAAGACATATGGAGTAGATTTACCAGACGCAAGCACGTTAATTAGACGCGCAGCAACTAGACGCTTTATTTAGGAAGAATTAATTCGTGGCAATTGTATTATTTATGGATGGCGTAATGCGGTCTAGCAGTAAAATCCCTATCTATGAGGGTGTTGCGCTGTATAAATCCCTTAATGTAAATGGCACGGTCATGCTTGCTTGCGATGACCAAGAAGAAGCTCAGCGTTGGTGCAGAGAACATAAACTTGACGACATAGATGGGTTTATTTCTAATAAAACAGTTGGCGAATATGAAGACAAAGACTTCCTAAAGATTCAACATCAACAGGCATCGGGACCATTGTTTATGGTCATATTGGCTGATGTAGAATTAGGGTTAAAATGCGTACAAAATGGTATTAAAACACTACTCTGGTTACATCCAGTCTATCAAAGTGCTAAGTTTAGACCAGATGGTCGCGTAGGTCGTAAGACTTGGGATGACCTAGTTAGCGAACTAGATAGGCAGATAGATATGAAGGCAGAGGATGACCGCATATGAAGATAATTTATTTAGGTGCAGAAGTACCTAGCAACCGCACTATCTTAGACCACTCAAACGCTCAAAAGGTTGGCGTTAGTTATTGGGGCCTTGTAAAGCGTGGTTTACCAAAGACTAAAAAATATTTATTAGAGAACTATTTTAAAGATGAGGTAGAAGTATATGTGTATCCAGGCATACCGGCTACAGCCAGCTTAACGGATGAGGAATTAGAGGACTTTTGTGCCGACTATGAGGAGTTTATTTCAGATAACCTGAATAGAATTACCCTTTTTAGTGAAATAAGCCACCCAAATCTGTCTCAAGAGTTTATTACCCAGCAGCGGGCGTCTGTGTGGAATGAGGTAGATGATACTAAGTTTGGTGTTGTTTATACCGAAGGTAGTTTAGAAAGCCTTGCCACTAGATATTTAAATGTTTTTATTGCTGGAAATGTAGCAGAAGCACTTGAGCCGATGTGCCGCAAGTTTTCTTCCCAGCATGGTACTAAGTTTCACATTTTAGGGTCTATCAAGCCTGATAAGTTCCGTAACTCGCCGTTTGAGACTACTAGCACGCTTGCTTGGTTATCTCCTATGATGAGGGGCGAAACTATCGTATGGTTTGGTAATCAACTACACCGTTACCCTAAACGTATGAAAGACCAGGCTCGCTCACGCTATAAAGCCGCTTATGAAGAGGCTAACTTAAACTTCGATAAGATACTTGCAGATGACGCTGTTGAGGTCTCTAGGCTCGCCGTATGGTCGTATCAACAGCTAGAAATATGGGCTGATAGCACTAAACATATATCAGATATAAGTGGTGAAATGTTACCCCCTCAAAATAGTCAAACTACCCCCTCTAATACTGATATATCAGCATCTGAATCAGTCAAACTTTTACAGCGAAATCCACTCGAAATGCGTACTTTACCTGTTCTTGGAGTAGAAGTTTCACGTGTCATTGAGACGGATGAAACTGGTCGTGATGTAATTAAAGATGTACCTGTTCTTCGTTCAAATAGCACTAGCCTACGCCAGTGTAATTCTTGTTTTGTCAAGGATAACTGTCCTGCTTTTAAGGTGGATAACCCTTGTGCGTTTAACCTACCAGTTGAGGTAAAAACCAAGGAACAACTTAAGGGTCTAATTAACTCACTCCTTGAAATACAAGGGCAACGAGTGGCATTTGCCAAGTTTGCAGAGGATTTAAACGGCGGATATCCTGACCCAAATACAGGTCTAGAGATGGATAGATTCTTTAAAATGCTTAAGACTATTAAAGAATTAGACGAGTCAAAAGAGACTATGAGAATCTCTGTTGAGCGTGGAAATTCGGCTGGAGTTTTGTCCAGTTTATTCGGCGATAGGGCTCAAAAATTGACTGAACTACCTAATAACGGATACAATGAAGACCAGACAAACGAGATAATTAAGAAGATAAACACGACTGACATATAGCTGATATATGTATTAAAAAACGCCTGAAATGGCATAGTCCTAAATTGATTCAAAATAACACACCCACCTTCCGCTTCCGGATCATCTTCTAACAGGGATGACCTATACTAGAACACTACCCCAAACAAATAAAAGAATAGGAAATGCTATGTCATTATCATTTAAATTAACAAACGACTTCGTAGAAGGCTACAAGAACAAAGTAGTACCTTGGGGGTTTAAAGATGTTGCTGGTAACTCTGTTGGAGAGATTACCTTTCTTCGTACTTACTCTCGCCTAAAGGCTGACGGTACTAAAGAAACTTGGACTGATGTATGTGAGCGTGTCATCAACGGTATGTACTCGCTTCAGAAAGACCACGCTAAGACTAACCGTTTGCCTTGGAACGACGCTAAGGCACAGGCTTCCGCTAAAGAAGCGTTTGACCGCCTGTTTAATCTCAAGTGGACTCCGCCTGGCCGAGGTCTTTGGGTAATGGGTACGCCTTTGGTAAATGAGCAAAAGAATAGTGCTGCTTTGCAGAATTGCGCATTTGTTTCTACTAATGAAATGTCTAAAAACAACCCTGCTAAGCCGTTTGCGTTCCTGATGGAAGCCTCGATGCTGGGTGTGGGTGTGGGCTTTGATGACAAAGGTGCTGATAAAGGCTTTGACATCTATGAGCCAAAAGGCGAACAAGTGTTCGATATCCCTGACACGCGAGAGGGTTGGGTAGATAGTACTGTTGCTTTAATAAATGCTTATTTAAAGCCAGACCAGCCTACTTGGGTATTTAATTACGACAGCATTAGACCATTTGGCGCACCTATTGCTACCTTCGGCGGAACTGCTGCGGGACACGAACCGCTTCTAAAATTGCACACGCACATTAGAAAACTCTTTGCTGGTAGGGCTGGAAATAAGATAACCCGAATTGATATTGCGGATATAGGTAATATGATTGGTGTTTGCGTAGTTTCAGGTAACGTTCGCCGTTCTGCTGAGCTGTTGCTTGGGCGTATAGATGACGATAACTTCTTAAATCTCAAAAATGCTGAGCGTTTCCCAGAACGTAACTCTTATGACCCAGAAAATCCAGGCTGGGCTTGGATGTCTAATAACTCTGTAGAAACCGCTGTGGGTACAGACCTCTCTGCAATTGTAGATGGTATCGCTCTCAATGGTGAGCCTGGAGTTATTTGGATGGATGTAACTCGTAAGTATGGTAGATTAGCCGACCAACCTAACAATAAAGATTGGCGTGCTGCGGGCTATAACCCATGTGCCGAGCAATCTCTCGAATCGTTTGAGTGCTGTACTCTGGTAGAAACTTATCTAAATAGACATGAATCTCTTGAGGACTACAAGCGTACTCTCAAGTTTGCTTATCTCTATGCTAAGACTGTTACACTCTTGCCTACTCACTGGGAAGAAACTAACGCTATCATGCAAAGGAACAGACGCATTGGAACTTCTATGTCTGGTGTGGCTAACTTCGCTGACATCAACGGGCTTCCAGTGCTTCGTGAGTGGATGGATGAAGGCTACAAGACTATCGTTAATTACGATAAAAGCTATTCTGAGTGGCTTGGAATACGAGAAAGCATTAAAACAACTACAATAAAGCCTTCTGGTACTGTATCTATTCTCTCTGGTGAAAGTCCAGGCGTACATTGGACCCCAGGCGGCGAATACTTCTTGCGTGCCATCCGCTTTGGTAATGATGACCCTATGCTCTCTCTCTTTAAAATGGCTAATTACCGAGTAGAACCTGCTAGTGAAAACACTACTAAGACTTCTGTGGTGTTCTTCCCTATTAAATCTCTTGCTAAGCGTTCTGAAAAAGATGTATCTATCTACGAAAAGGTTGCTCTCGCTGCGACTGCTCAACGCTGGTGGTCAGATAACTCTGTGTCTGTGACTATCTCTTTTGACGCTGAAAAAGAAATTAAAGATGTAGGTACAGTTCTCCACATGTACGACGGTCAGTTAAAAACGATCTCTTTCTTGCCAATGGGTAACCATGTCTATCCTCAAATGCCTTACTCTCAAATCTCTCAAGCGGAATACGACCAGTATGCTATGGAACTATTCCCTATTGACTTTGCTGGCGTGTATCAGGGCTTAGGTATTGAGGCTATCGGTGAGGCTTATTGTACTACTGACGCTTGTGAAATAAAACTAATTAAAGACAACCAGTAAATCTCTCTCTCTCTCTCTCTCTCTCATTAAAGCCCATAGCCAAATACGGTTATGGGCTTTTTTGCTATTTAAATCTCTCTCTCTCTTTTACCTCTCCTACATCTCTCCCGCCCTGAGCTGAGCTGGTCCTAGGAACTTTGGGCAATAAAAAAGCCCTCATTTCTGAGGGCTTAATTATTTAATTGCTATTTAATTCATGGCTACTGCCATTAGGAATCCGAAGGCTATAAAGACTACTGGTGATAACCTCATGTCTTTTGCGTTAGAGAGCATTACTACAAAGAACCCTACTACAAGTGATAAAACTGCTGTTACTGGTAAGAATACAAGGGCTACTCCCCATGAAAACCACGACAGTATCATAGACAAGATTGCTAATAGTTTTATGTCACCCATACCTAATAGGTCATACTTAATGTTTATGAAGAAACCAAACAGGATAGTTCCTATAAAGAATAGGATAGAGATACCGAACTTTAGCCACTCGCCCTGCCAGATTGCTAAGGTCAGCCAACACAACAAGGTCAGAACCATTAAAGGCACAACTATCTTATTAGAAACTTTATTACGAGTGTAGTCCGAGTGAAAAATCGGTATCATAGCACCACCGACATAGGCTAGTGGTATCAGGCTTATTAGTAATTGTAATTCGGGTATTGTCATTTGTTTTCCTTATTTGTCGTCTGGTGTTTGGCTTGCGTCATGTTCGTATCGGTGTTCGTAATCGCTGGCTTGGTCGTAATAAAAAGCCCCCTCGCCCTCACACTTAGGGCAAGTCACTCCGTCTAGTTCGCCTTGCGTATCGCACTCCTCGCAATCTGTCCAGCATAGAGAGCAATAACTCTCTGAACAATCCATACCCTCGTCTGTGTATGGGCTTTCTAGCCAACCGTCATAGTTAAACATTTAATTCTCCTCTAACTTTTCTTGGCATTTAGAACAATACACATCATCATTTTCCCAATAGGCAGGGCGACCACAATGCCACCACGAAACATCTTGGTCGTCTTTAACTTCCCAGTTGCTCATTAGTTCTCCTCACTCTCAATAAACTCGTTATCAGCACTTAATAGGGTTACTTCATCTATCTCTACGCCAGTTGTGTAATAAGTCTTTAGGGCTTTGTCTAAGACATCACCCCAGAACTCGTCACCTGTAACTGTAATTTTATAGACCTGACGAACCTCTATGGTCACACTAGCCATTAGTTAATCTCCTCGTATGTAAAGTCCAACCGTCTATTACTAAGGTCAATGCCTTCCTCGTCTTTAATACGAGCAATCGCCAAGTCATACAACTTGTCCTCGTCTAGTTCTTCCTCACCCTCATACTTATAGTCTATGGTCGTGATGAAAGTTGTGCTGTCGCTGGTAAGTATTACGCTGTAAGTTTCCATTAGTTCCACTCCTCGCCAATGACTTTCATCAGGGTATTAGGGCTGACCTTTAGCGTGCTACATAAAGCCGACATCATGCCACTAGGTATCTGCCTCTCAAGGTGAAAGTATCTGGATAGGCTAGACTTCTGAAAGCCTGTTGCGATTGCGAACTGGTTGAGAGATTTGTAGCCGAGTTTCTTGTAGCGTGCTACGAACCAAGCCCAAGATGTTTCTACTTGCTTATTAGTTTTAATCATTTGTTTCTCCTATTTTCTTATTATTTAGTATTTGCTTTATTACATCTAGCCTGTCCATGTCACTCGTTTCCTCTGCGACAATCTCCCACTCTAAATCTGTGAGTTCATTAGGGTCAAACAAGATTATTGTGCCAGCCCCATAAGAACCGTCACTAGCGACCCACGCTGTTTTATTCATTGTAATCATGTGTTACTTATCCAATCTAGTCCAGCCAACTTGCCAAACTCCTCTACGAACTCTGTCTTTGTGTAATCCATGCCACCATACTCAACCTCACCATTATCGGCGTTTAGATAGATAGGTGGATTCTCGTCAGAATTGCTAAGGGTATCAACAGAACCGATACCGAAACTATCCACACCCACATAGCCACCCTGAACGATTGCAAACTGGTAGAACAATTGTGCTGTTAGATACCAAGCGTCACCGAGCCTCTTGGTGTTGCTGAGAACTATGGCTGTGGCTCTGGCGTTATCATCATACCCATAGTGACCGTAAATCTGTATCGGCTTTGGTAAGCCCTTGCTGATAATGTAGATAGAACTTCTATCGCCCATTTGTCTTGCCTTTCTTAATTAGTTTATTTTGTTTTGGTTTTGGTGCTGTTGTCCTGTGTAACCAGATTGCTAAGACTATTGTTTCCAGCCCGAACAATCCAAACGGTAACACAACTCCATAGAGGATAGGTTCTATCATAGTGCCTAACCCCTGACTTTGCTACGGTTCATCTGTGCTTTAACCACATCTTTAGCGACCTTAACTAGTTCGCTAGGTTGCTGGATAGTCCTGAACGAGTTAGCCCCATGTGTGTATTGGATAACTTGCTTAGGGTTAGCCATAATAGTCTTGGCGTATTCATGGCTACCAAGCCAGACTACGCTTACATAACAGCCTTGTTTAATTAGTTGCTCAATCTTGCTATCAGCAACAGCAGGTTTATACCACTCACCGTCAGTAAGAATAAATACTAATTTAGTTTTAGCAGTTGTATTATCCATTATTCTTGCTGTTTCGGCTAGGGATTGGCTAGGGTCAGTTCCGCCACCAGCCTCTACGATACGAACATCTGTGGCACTCGCAAGGGTATCTCTGTCAAACAGTTCCCTACCGTAATCGCTGAATACAGATACAGATACTTTACCGTTGATTCGTTCTATGGCACGCTTGATTACCCAAGCAGACCGACAAGCAGAACCAATCTCGGAATACATAGAGCCAGACCTGTCAATCAGGATACTAGCCTCAATGTCGTAATCATCATTACCCTCTTGCCAACGGTCAAATAGCGTATCTATCCTGTTAATGTCTGCGTTCATGGCACGCTTGACATTTAACTTGCCACTTGGCTTTTCTCTGTTCCAAGCAGGGTCACTTTCTATTCTTAGCAGTTCTAGTTCTTGTGCGAACAAGCGACTAGCAGTAACCTCTGACATCTCTGGCGTGTAATTGCCAGCCCTAGTTTTCTCTAGGATAGATTTGCTACTACGGTCTTTCTGAATAGCCTTAAGCGTGTCACTAACCTTTTTCTGTAAAGACTTATCAGCCTTAGCACGCTGAACGACCTCTTGTAATTCCCTAATTACTTCCTCGTCTTTGGTATTAAAACCAGCAGTTTCGGAATTAATCTCACCAGTTTCCTCAAACTTACCTTTGCCAGCAGTAAGCCCTTTGCCGAGTTCATCACCGAGAGGGTCTTTACCTGTGCCAGCGTTGCCAGCGAGAGCCTCTTGTTCTTTCTCGGTAGTAGGTCTGCCATTTCGCATAGGTTCTCTATGGATACAGCCATTAGGGTTCTGACCTACTGGCTTTGGATTGCCATTGTCGTCTTTAGGTAGTAGGGCTATGAACTCTGTAATCAGTTCTTTAGCCCTGTCATACTGGCGAGGGAATACGAGAGTGCGATACTCGGTCAAAATGTCGTAGAGAGCCTTAGCCTTGTCTAAGCCATGCTCGGCTATGAACATCTGGGCAGACATCTTGCGTAACTCAAGCGAGAAATACTTGCGACCAGCGAGCAGGATAAACTGTTCGCCTAACTTATCTAACTTATTATCAAGTATGTAATCACCTAATAGGGTTACCATGAAAGGTCTGATACTAGGATACTTAAGCGTTAGGTAATACTCGGCTCGGCAATCCTCTAAGATGTTAAACGCCATGTTGCGAGCAGGTTCTACCAGTTCCTCTGTTGAGTATGACCGAGTGTGTGTCTGAACCTTACCGTCACTATCCATGTAGTCATAACTAGTCTGTTTAGTCTTTAGACCTTTCTCAATGACCCACTTGCCTAACGCTGTGCCGATTCTTGGCGTGAATAGCAGGTGACCAAGTTCATGGTAATTAAGACCTTGTAAAGACAATACTGTATTTTCGTCAAGGTCTTTAATTAGTTTTCCACTAAATACAATGTCTTTACCGTCATTGTAAGCAGGGGCTACCTCATTTTCACTTATGGATACCAGAACATTAAGACCAGTAAGAATCCTGTCGGCACGCTGATAAACTGAAACAACGCTATCAAGTGTGTTGTTACGCATTTGGAACACGCTACCAATCTTAGACCTTTCGTTGTCAATGTAAAAGTCATACTCGTTTTCTAATTCTGCCCTCAAGGTATTTCTACGCATGATAACTTCTGCCTCTGTCTTACCAGTTGCTTTTACTTCTTTGGCTACATCTACCTTGCTATTGTAAATGCTGGAATCTGATTCGCCTTGCTCGGCAAGCCACTCCCACCATGTCTTACCGATAGGGGTGGAATCAACGCTAACTCTACTTACTTTAGGCTTAGCCATTAGTTAGCCACCTCGTCTAGTTGTAGTTCTACATCAACAGCGATACCAAACCCAGTAGCGATACCAGCCTTAGCAGTATCAAATACCAATTTGACAGCCTCTCGTTCATCATCAGCAAAACTATTTAGATAAGTAATAACAGCGTAATCAAGATTGACATTGTGAGTGTTCTTGACGAAAGCCTCAAGACCTCTGGTAGAGATAGGCGTGTCAATCTCGCCTCGTTCATGCTGTTCTCGCAACTGATTAGCCACTTCTAATAGGGTTGTGTTACCAATAAGTTTTTTCTCAATAGCCTTGTCATACTCAAAATCCCACTTGTGAGCAAAACGGTCTTTCCACGCTTGGTTCATAGGGCGAGAGCCACGATAGTTCGGGTTGTGGTCACCGATTACAACTAGGTCAGGGTGAGCCTTGATTACCTCGCCACCATTTTCTAGCAACTGGATTTCTCGTCTATCATCTAGCAAGCCAAATAAAACTGTTGTAATGCGTTCTGGCATGAAGTCAATTTCATTGAGCAACAGCACGCCACCATGTCTTACCAAGTCTGTTACAGGACCGTCTTGCCACTTAAATACGCCAGCCTGTTCTGTCGGAATCCACATACCGAATAGGTGGCTCGGCTCTAGCCCAATGTTGCTAGAGATGTTGTAGTAACGGTATTCCCTAGAACCTGCCCAAGCGATAACACACATGGTCTTACCTGACCCAGCGTGACCTCTGATTAGTAGGTTCTGATTGTTAGCCTTGATGATGTCTAGCATTTCGTAATCGGTCTTACCAGACTTATTAACATTTTTACGGTTGAGGTAACGGTTAGCCCATGACTTATCTGGAACGGTTGCCATTTCGGTCTGGACTTGTGGGCGTGGCATAGCCACGACATTACTAAAAGGCTCGTTGATTGTGCTGTTGATAGCCACGAAAGCCATTTCCAATTCTGGCTCTGGTTCTGTTGCTGTAATAGGCTTGATAACTACTGGGGATTGCCTACGCTTGTCCTGAACATAGAGAGCCAAGTTGCTCTCGCCAGCAATAAGCCTTTCGGTCAAATCAGTAACCCAAGCCTGATGTGAGATACGCTTGCTCTCGTCATAGTGATACTCACCGTCAAGGGTAGTAAGGCGACTAGATAGGGCTGTTACATTTCCGAACTTGGCGTTAAATACATCTGTGCTGTTGATAGCAACTGCGACAGGCTTATTAGTTGCTGGGGTCTGTGGCAAGGTTGTTACATCTGTGACCTTGTTCCATGCCTGACCACGACCACGACCACCAGTAGATAGACGGTGGAACATTAGGACTTCATTATCGGTAGGAACAAGTAGGGTCTGTTCTTTACCGTCTTTCATTTCAGTTGATACTAAAAGGGCGATACTCATAAGATTTGATACTTTCTGATTTAGTGAGGTCAGCCTCTCTGACCTCGTATAAGTAGTCTAAGCCCTAGTGGTGACAATCGGATACAGCATTTCCGTATTTGTTACCTTATTGTAACATTTGATTTTGGTCACCTGCGAACCCACCCCCCGACAAGAAAATCGGGGCTTTGCTTATTTCTTTGTTTCTACCTCTAAGAGAGAGAACAATACATAGAGAGTAATAAGTTAGATGTAGCGTAACTGCGTGCCTCTGCCCTCTCTCTCTCTCTCACACATACATCAGATACACAAAACCAGTAAAACAACCTACAATCTGGGCGTATCCCTGCACGCTTGATAGGCTTATTAGGCAGTAGCCGAAACGGTGGGCGTAGCCTACACTATTTCTCTCTCTCTATGCTGGTTGTTACCAAATCGTTATAATCGCATACATAGCACCTCTCTCTCTATTAGTCAATAGGCTTTGGTAACGAAATGGTAACGATTTCATAACAATCTTGTTAGGTTGGAAGCCTTTAGCCTTATTTAGCCCGTTTCACCCTTCGGCTCGGCTAAGGCTAAAGGCTTCCAACCTAACAATCTTGATAAGCCAAAACCCCCAGCCAAGAGAGATGTGGCTGGGGGTTGGTGGAATAGGCACAGAAAGGTGGAAAAAGCCTATTCCAGCGTGTAATGAGCGTTACACGACATTTATGGGTGGTAGATACAGTCCTCTACGCTATCAGGGTCATTACATACCTTACAATCTTCCTCATTGGGACAGGAACAAGCACTAGGATACGGCTGAAGGCAGATTTCGCACAATGTCCCACAGAATACGCATAAGCAATCGGTTCCATGAGAACTCATTAGATTACCTCTACTATCGTCTGTTTCTTAGGGTCGTAGTAACCCATTATGGACAGAAATGTATTTGGGGTCATGCGTAAAGCATAGGATAACTCTACTACGGTGTGGGGCGACATTGTGCTATAGCCTCTAAAGTAGTTAGTTATAGTTCCAGCAGTAACTACAAGGCGAGGGTTCTGCCTACGGAAGTCAGCCATAGATGTATAACCTAACTGCTTTATTCTGTCTTTCATAAACAATAGGTTATTTCCGCTTTGTAGTTGTCTATCATGCCAGTATTGCTGGTAGATAGCGTGGATTTGGTCAGACGACATTGTTTCTCTGTCAATGACAGGCATTTCTAATAGAGCCATTATTTTTTACCTTTCATAATAAGTTTGGCGTGTAATACGGATAGTTGGATAATAATTCGGCTTAGCAGGGTTATTAGATAGTTATTCATCTAGTTCCTCTACCTCGTCGTGTAGGTGTTCAGTATCGGTCATACCTATTGCTACCATAGTATTCTCAAATACACCACATTTTATAGATAGTCCGTCAGATACTATCTGCCATGCTTGTTCGGCACTCTCAGCCTCAATAGTTCCCCAAAAGGTAATCGGCACGCTGTATTTAGGCATTAGTTACACTCACATAGGTCAGCAACTTCTAAACACTCGGTACAGCAGTCACATACCTCATGGGCATAGTTACCACATACCTCGCAATAGAACTCAAATTGTTCTCCTAATACATTTTCGTACATTAGTTTTCCTCTTTCTGTAATAGTTCTGTTATCTTTTCCTCAAACATGTCACTAATCTCGTAACCTGTCTGTGTGAACTCAAGGTGACCCTCAACTATCTCTTGTGCCTCATCAGCAATCTCTTTCCAAGCCTGTTCCATAATCTCTCTGGCTGGGGCTGTCATCTGTATTTCGTCTATACAATAACCACTATCGTAATAGGCTACTACTACTTCATCTTCTAACGAATTACGCTTTAGTAATTCGGCGATTAGGTCTTTGACTTTCATCTCTCAATCCTTTCTGTGATTGTGTATTCAGTTTATACCTACTCTCTCTCTTACGCAAGATACATGGTAACGAACAGGTAACGATTAGGTCACGATTATGTAACAGCACAAACTTGTTAGGTTGGTTGCTTTGTTGCCTATCTATCTGCTAATAACGCAGGTAGGCAACAAAGCAACCAACCTAACAAAATAGATAAGCCCACCAGCGACCTTTGGAAGAAAATAACTGGTGGGCTTATCGCCAGAGAACCAATCTGGCTTGGTATGTTAGGGGCTAGCCTAGAAACTAGCCCCTAACAAGTTTATTTAGTTCTAATCAACTTCTACTTCGGTGTCGTCAACGCTGAAACCGTAACCGCTTTCGTCAAGGTCAGAGTTGGTGATACGAACAGAACCGTCAATCTCAATGTCCTCCTCAATGTTGTCCCAGTCATAACCTCTTGGTGCTGTTATGTCTAATGAACCTGTGATTGTGACATTTACGGTTTTGGTGACTTCTTGGTCAATTTTGAAAGTTTCGCACAAAAAGTCACGAACTTCCTCGTCAATGCTGTCCCAGTTCTCGTCAAGGTATTCCTCTAACTTATCAACCCTGCTACGAAAATCCCTCAAATCGTTCCAACGCTGTTCGCTTGTTGTTTCAGTATTTACAACTAACTTGTTTAGTTTTACGAGTTCCTGACGGATTGTGACCTGCTCGGCTGTTGGTTCTGAATAGAAACCGACACCTCTTACTTCCAGCCCTAAAATGTCTAGGATTGGCTTTACTGTTACATCTGATACCTCAAGCAAGTTACGAGGCATACATACAATCTGCTCTAACTTCTGCTCAACGGTCAGTTCTGGTTCTTGGTTGTTCTCTTGGTTCTCTAACATGGTAATCTCGCTTTCTGTTTGGTTGTGTATTTCCATGTAGTTACAGTTTATAGGTTTCTCTCTCTCTAAATAGGATTTTAGGCATTTTAGTCATAACGATACTGTTATAAATCTCTCATAACGATTAGGTAACGAACGGCGTGTCGGATTAGAAACTGTGGTAATAGGCTTGTTGGGTTGGTAACCTATTGCCTATATATGCCTTTTTCGCAAGCGGGCATAGGCAATAGGTTACCAACCTAACAAAGCAGATAAGCCCCCTGCCGATTGGCAGAGGGCTTATCTAACTTATTTGGTGTTACTTGGCGAACTCCATGATTGCGCCTAGTATGCGAGCCTTTTCGGCATTGACAACTGGGTCAAATCCAGAGGCGGCTCCAATCATAGCCTCGCCACCTTTTCTACCTGTTCTAAAGTAGTCAATGCGTTCGGTCATGGTGTTTAGAGCGCCCCAAGCGGTGTTCTTGATTGTAGCGTTGGTAGGTGAGTTTTCCCACAGATTGTTTAGCAGGTCAACCTTATCGTTCCAACGAGTTTGCGCAACCTTAGCCGAGCCATTTTCTGGCTCTGCATAAGTGGCTTTGATGATGTCGTTGAACTGTTGGTCTGTCATGGCAGTTTCGTAAAGCGCTTTTGCCATGATTTCAAAGTTGTCCATGTGGTCAAAAGTAAGACCAAGAACACGACGAGCCTCGTCAATTCTGCCACCGACGGTTGCGGTGTGGCGAATCTTGAAACTCTGCTTAGAATCCTTGATTGCCATGTTTAGCGTGTTCTGGCAAACAACTCTTACAGGTGTAATGTTAGCCTGAACTGCTGTTGAACCGTCATGCGAGGTGTGAACGAGCAAGTAAGTTACGGTCTTGTCGTTTGCGCCCTCTGGGTCAATGATGAACTCACGAGGAACAACTAGCGAACCAAAGACAACCTTACCGCCCTTGATAGAGCCGGCTGATTCCCAAGTTGCGCCACCGTCAAGGATACCGTCACCAAAAGCGAATAGTTCCTCGTTCTGAACTACCTTGTAACGAGAACCCACAACCGAGAGAACATCTACCCCAGAATCAAAAGGGTTGTCACGAACTACGAGTTGGTTCTCTGAGGTGTTGCGGTAACCCTCTGGCATAGTCAAATCCTCTAATCTGACGTTCCAGTTGTT